CGTATCACCTGTTATTCCCGTATCACCTGTAATTCCAGTATCACCTGTAATTCCCGTGTCTCCGGTTATTCCAGTATCACCTGTAATTCCCGTGTCTCCGGTTATTCCAGTATCACCTGTAATTCCCGTGTCTCCGGTTATTCCAGTGTCTCCAGTTGCTCCCGTTGCTCCAGTGACTCCGGTATCACCTGTAATTCCAGTGTCTCCAGTTGCTCCAGTGACTCCAGTGACTCCGGTATCACCTGTAATTCCAGTGTCTCCAGTTGCTCCCGTTGCTCCAGTGACTCCGGTATCACCTGTAATTCCAGTGTCTCCCGTTGCTCCAGTGTCTCCAGTTGGTCCAGTATCACCTGTTGGACCAGTTGGACCTGTTGGACCAGAAAGATTTGCAATTTGTTGATTAATCCAATTTACTAAGTATTGATCATTATTACCCCAATTATTGTATTCATCTCCCGACATCATAAATGTTAGTGTTTGAGAAAGAGTTGAATCAGCATTCAATAGTGCTACAAAAAATGTACAAGAAGAAAAAGGCACTAAATATGAATTCCTAATTTGCCATTGTGTATAGTTGGTAACTATAGTTTGTGTGTATGGTGGTGTAATAGGATAAGTTGACATATATATAATATATAGTTAATAATATTTTTTATATTAATAAATCTGTAAATATATAAATACTTTTTGATTAAATAATAAAACAACTTAAAAATAAATTATCACTATATATTATAATATGCAGATATTCGTAAAGACACTAACAGGTAAAACTATAACATTAGAAGTTGAAAGTTCGGACACTATTGAAAATGTAAAAGCAAAAATTCAAGAAAAAGAGGGTATTCCTCCTGATCAACAGAGATTAATTTTTGCTGGTAAACAATTAGAAGATGGTAGAACCCTTTCTGATTACAATGTACAGAAAGAATCAACCCTTCATTTGGTTCTTCGTTTACGTGGAGGAGAATATTAAATATTAGTAAATTAGAGTATAAAGACAAAATAAGCAATAATATATAATGCATATGTTATTAGTACTTTTTGCTCTTATAGCCTCAAATGCTGTAGGATTTACTTTTAGTGGTTCAACCAAACCAATAGTTAATTTTGATCCATTAGGATTTTCAAAGAATAAATCAACTCGTGAGTTGATAAAACTTCGTGAGGCTGAATTAAAACACGGAAGATGGGGAATGATTGCTTCAACAGCAATTCCAATAACAGAATTAGTGACAAATAAACAGGCTATTCATGTTTTAGATAATGCTGACGCGGTAACATTATCATTATTTGTTACAGTAGTAGCAGCAAGTGAACTTCAATCATTGTTACTAGGTTGGGAAAACCCATTTAATAATCCTTCAAATTTTTTTCTGATGAAGGAAAATTATCAGCCGGGAGATCTAGGGTTATCTCTACCACTTTCATTTCAAAATAAAGATGAAGAATTTATGTTAAATGCTGAATTGAATAATGGTAGATTAGCAATGATAGCAGCCCTAGGTATGATATCACAAGAACTCGTGATTAATAAACCAATTTTTTAAATTTTGTCTTTAGTTATAAGTCTTAAATAATTAAATATTATTTACAAATAATATTTAATAATGTACTAGATATATCGTTGCTAGTATTTTGCATAATAAAATAATTTATTGAGTACCTTGTCCAACTTCCAAAGGTGGTCTCATGAAATCAGGTTCAATTGTTGATAAATTCCATGGTCCAACATTGACTTGTGGATTAGGAGGTTCAGAACGAATTTGTAAGTTAGCATTTCGTAAAGTTTGTCCAATAGTATCAATACCAATATGGTATCCAGCCTTTAATAAATTGATATTGGCAAGATCTCCCTTACCAGCAGGATTTAATTGAGCCCATTGACTGTTACTATCTTTTGGTAAAAGATCAGAAGGGTTTTGCATATTAGGTTTATTGCAAGCACTAGGAATACCTTGACCGCTAGTTTGTCCTCCACCTACAGAAGAGTACACTTCATTTCCACCTTCCATTGCTGGTTGAGGGGAACTATTATTATTTCCTGAAGGACCATTGTTATATGCTTTTTTTCTTGATTCGCCATAATATTCATTGCCGTACATTCCTTTATTCATCAAGTACTTATATAACATATAGAGTACATATAGAACAATGATAGCGAGTAAAACGCCTCCTATACCATATTCATTCCAGAGTTTTTTTATAGAAACACTCATTATATAAAATTAGGGATAAAATATTTTTGAAATTAATAATTAATTAATTATTAGTCTGTGTTATAAATTATTCTAAATTTGTTCTAAAGTATATTTATTATTCTAAAATTTCTTCTTCTGACACTTGTGAATCCCCATCATTTAAATTAAAGTCATCATTATCACTTTCACTTTCATCAATATCATCCAACATATAAGTTTTCTTAATATTTTTAACTTCCAAGAAAGCTAATATAGCATCTTTTTTTGCTTTTTTTGCTTTTTCTCTAGCCTTTTTGTATAATTCATAATATACCTGATTTGGTTTTTTTAATGTAACTATTTCTAAATTATTCTCTAAACTAGCAAAGTTGTTAGTTATATCTACTTCTTTTAATAAATTTGGATCTTCAAGAACAGTCGCTTCTTCAGGTGTAAGATCTTCAAAATCTAAAGGTACATTATCGTCTTCTACTAAATCTGTTGATTGCATCTCTAAATCAATTGGAACCATTTCTCCTACATTTGTTTTTTCTAAATCTTTTACTGATTCTTCAACAAAACTATCTATATCAACCAAATTTGGTAGTAAATCATTTGTACGTGATTCTTCTAATATTTCTGTTTTTCCATCTAATTCTATATTTTCCTCATCAAATTCAGTTTCCTTTATTTTATTTGAAACCTTATTTACTGGTTTTTTAATAAAACACAGGTCTAAAAATGGATCTGGACTAACAACCATAGTTTGTTTAAGTTCTATTTCAATTTGAAAATTTCTAGATGTAAATTTAATCCCTTGTATTTCCAGTATAGATATAACAGTTTTATCTGGTGTTAGTTCATCAGACGTAAGAATCTGATCATTTTCATTATATATTTTAATGTTAGGTTTAACATTAACTCTTAATAAATAATATTTACCTGATTTAAATATTTTAAAAGGTGAAGTGAAAGCAGATTCAATATCATCTTTTTCTAATTTACTTTCAAACCAAAGAGTGCTTTTAGTAAAAATAAGATTTTGACATTTTGATTCTAAATTTTCAATCCAATTAATAAAAACAGTATCATTGTTGTCAAACATTAAATCACAATACATTTTTTTGCCTGATTTAATGAATCCTTGTTTGGTCAAACTTTTAGGAGTTTGTATGAATAACTGTTTATTGTTACCATACATAATTCTAGTAAAATATGCACCACCTGCTAAAGTACTTGGAGGGCCTAAATATAATCCAGAAAAATCATAATCCATTGTAGGTTCTATAATATTATCCATATTTATTGAAACTAGAGAAAAATTATATAATTTTAACACGCAAAAACAAGTTTATATTTGCGTATAAAAATCTATTTATTAATTAATTATGAAAGATTCGTTAATAAAACAATGTTTAGACATATTGAAAACAGAAGATGTTAGAAATGAAATTAAGGTGTTATTTTCTCCTGTAACGGATTTAATATTATATGAAATTTACCCATACATTTATGTTATTATATTTCTTGTATTTTTAATTTTTATTTTAATTTTAGCCATATTAATAATATTAGTAACATTATTGCGTAATAAAACAGTAATCAGTACTTTACGATAATTTTTTCTTGTTTAAATATATAATGGGACATACTAAAAAATATAGAAGTAAGTCAAAAGCAAGAACTCTTCGTCATACTCAAAAAGGAGGAGACTTATCTGGCAATCCTGCTAGTGCATGGGGCTGGGGTCTTGGAACTTTAGGTAATGGATGGACACAATTTATGAATTCTTTAACACTTCAACCTGGACAAAATCTTGGTACTATCCAAAGTAATAACATTGTTCCAGTTAAAAATATCAACGCACAAGATGCTCAACCTTATTTAAAACCAAATTTAACCGGTGGAAAAAGAAGAGCACACAGAAAACACCACAATTCTTCTAAAAAAGGAGGAAGTATAGCAAGTATTATCGGCGATGCTATTGTACCTTTTTCACTTTTAGCCGCTCAAAACAGTTTTGGAAAAGGTAGAGGTCATACTTCTAGTAAAAGTAGAAAATATCGTTACAAACGAAATTAAATATTTTTAAATACTTTTAAATACTTTTAAACACATTTAGCAGATATAGTAAGATATATTTTTATTCTTAACTTTAGTATAAATGAATAAAAATATATTTATTTTATGGTTTCAAGGTTTTGAAAATGCTCCAGATATTGTTAAAAGATGTGTACAATCTTGGAAATATTATAATTCTGATTGGAATATTATATTACTTGATAACACTAATTTAACGCAATACGTTAATTTAAAAGAATATATTGATATTTCTAAAAAACAAATACAACCTTGTCATTTATCAGATATTTATAGAATGATACTTCTTAAGAATCATGGAGGATTATGGACTGATGCAACTACATTTTGTAATAAACCATTAAATGATTGGTTACCAAATTATATTCAACAAGGATTTTTTGCTTTTAATAAACCTGCACCAGATAGACTTGTCAGTAATTGGTTTATTTATGCAGAAAAAAATAATTATATCATAGAACTATGGTGTAACGCAACAATAAATTATTATATTAGACATAACAAAGCAGAAACTTATTTTATTCATCATTACATATTTGGAAATATATACAAACAAAATAAAAATTTTAAAGATATATGGGACAAGGTACCTAAATTATCCGCTAACGGTATTGGACCTCATTATTTACAAGAAAAAGGATTATTTAGTAATATTACAGTTAAAACTAAAAATGATATTGATAAGAAAAGTACACCACTTTATAAACTAACATACAAGTGTAAATTTCCACCATATAATAAAAACATGCATCTATATTACCTTTATTCAACAATTAATTGATACAACATATATCTACTTATTAATAATTAAGTAATTACAAATAATATTTTTTGTGAGATATTAATAAATGAGTTTTGAACAACAACTTCAACAATGGATTTCTATTGATAATCAAATGAAACAACTTGGAGATAAAATGAAAGAACTACGAGATAAAAAAAATTCTTTAAGTGAACAGATTAATACATATGTTGAAAATAGCAATCTATCTAATTCCTCAGTTAAAATTAGCGATGGGCAATTAAAGTTTGTTAAGGTTAAAGATACTCAACAACTAACATTTAAGTATTTAGAAACTTGTTTAAGTGAAATTATTAAAAATGAGGATCAGGTTAAAAAAATTGTTGAGTATATTAAAAATAAACGAGATATTAAATATATTCCTGAAATAAAGCGATTTTATAATAATTAATTTATATCAATTTATTTTATACAATGGATGAAGGAGAATTTGTGATCATGACTAAAATGGGAGGAGAAAATAATGATGAACCACAGTTTTTATCTGGTGGGTATAAAATTAATTCTAATTTTTTATCACATGGTATTTCACCTATTACAACATATACTAACGGTGACATTTTTGGAGGAAAAGCATCTCCTGTTTTATTTGAAAATTTAGCAGTACCTGCAGGGTTATATTATATTAATCAACCTACACCTAAAAAAGAGTTTAAATCTTCTGATACATCCTACGCAGGTAGTCACAAAATGTTACCTGATGAAATTCATGATAAATTATTTTCTCTTATTGAAATACATAAACGTAAACAGAGAAAAACACGAAGAAATATTAATAAAACTAACAATAATAAAAAGACTATCAAAAATCTATAAATAGAATTATCGCTTTTGTATTAATGACTTATTAGTACGAGTATTAATATTTATTTATACATATATATTAATTAATTTATATGTATTACTTTTTATATACATCTTCAGAATATTATGACAAAAATATTATACTTAAAGAACTCACTGAATTACCAAAAGAAAATAATAATGATAAATGTCTTATCTGCTGGCTACCTTCAACTAACAATAACCCTATCAAATCAATTAAAGAGTTTCCTCAATTTATAACAACTTGTTATTGTAAACCATTATTACATAATAGTTGTTTAAATAATTGGATTATTAATACACCATCTTGTCCAATATGTCGAAAAGCAATTACAGTACAATTACCAGAAGTACAACGATTTAATTTTTCTGTATGTTATATATTTTTTTATAATTGCGCTAATCGTGCGTTACGTGCCGCTACATTTGTTTCTATTATAAACTTATTTTGTTTGTGTTTTTATAATTTATATGTTGTATATTACTTTAAAACAGAAAGAGATGATAATCAATATTATACATAATCTAGTTATTAAATCCTAGACCATGTGTTATGATTAAAAGGAGAGACTAAAATTTCCGATAATTTATCTTTCCAATATTTTACTCGGTTTTCCATTGCAATATCTTTTAGTGTTTTTGGATAGATAGGTTGATTAGCCATTAATTCCTCTTCAGTACTATTTATTTGTGGTTTAAAACCGTAACAATTTACACCAAACTTTACTTTAGGATTTGAAATATATCCACCATTAACTCCCGGTCTTCCACAATCATTTTCATGACCTTGTATTTTTTGAAGTTCATCCCAGGTTTTTTGTTGTGTAGGAAATAGAGCCATTTGACCCTCAGACCATCCATAATTACACCATTCTCCTCCGTTTTTATATGTATCTTCTATTTCTGAATAAGTTGCTAATCGGGCACCATATGCCTTACATAATGATTTAGCATCCGGATAAATATAATCATTACCAGGAATATTAAATACTTGTGGTTTCAGTAATATTTCCGGTACAGGTGCTTTTGATGCTTCTAAACGAGATGTATCTACAGTTATATCAATTTCTGGTTTACCTGTTAATAAGTTTTTGATTTTTGCTATAATATCAACACCAAAAAAATATTGTAAACCATTAATTATTATTAAAATCATGAAAAATGCTATAACTATAACTGATAGGCTCTGGGTACTAGAATTAGACACTGAACCCGATAACGAATCATTAGTGGAACCACTTCCTAAAGACATAAAAATAATAAGATATATCAATAAAACTACTACAAAAATTATTATTAAACTCGGATTAGATAATAAATTATTTATATAACTATATGTGTCATTTGCTACGTCTCCTAAACCTGTATTTATGCTAGAAATATCAGTATTTGTTGAGTCACTCATATTATATATATATATTCCATATAATAATTTATTGTCTCTTTCTGTAAAAAAAGCAATAGGCTTTTGGTGTTATTATTTGCTGTGTCATTCCTACTTCCGCGACACTAGTATCATTATAGTGATACCATTTCCCGTTTGCGTTTTTTACAAACGCAGTATAATGACCACCTAACACAGAACCACTGTGATTACATACTGCATACAAATCATATATATATTTATCCTTATTATATCCAATAACATATTTTGATAAATTTAAATTTTCCAAAGGGAAATTTACTAATATTTGATTTTTTTTATTCATTGAATTGAAACGCTTAATATCTATTACCAAAATATTTGGGAAACTCCAGAACATTATATTTTTTTTACACTCTACCTTTACACCACAAGATTCATCTACTACTGCATTTTCACCTTCTAAAATCTCTCCCTCTACATATAAATCAAAACAATCAATCAAACTAGGTGATTTATTATTTAGAGGAATTGGAAGATTAATTATAAAATATGGTTCTGGTACCATACTTAACAAATTATCGTTATCTAGACGTTTTAAATTAGATACTTGAATACCATAAAATATACTCCATATCTCGGAATAATCTTTTTCATACATTTGTTTTATTCTCTCAAAACATTTTACTGCTATTTTATCTTTTTCATCTTTTACTTCCCCTTCAATTGTCATTTGTACTTCTCTTGATAAAGAATTATGGAAGCAATCTATAACAAATATTAAAAATTCTGGGACATCATTTTGATTATAACCTGTAAAGATTTCTATATCTTTTATCTTTGCCAATTTCTGTACTGTCTTTACAAATTTAAACGGAGAAACTACACAATTTTCACTCCATAATATTTCTCTTAATGCATCCCACTCTAGTATTAGTGCCGAATCAAATTTATTTTTTAATTTTTTTTTATATGTTCCATCTTGTAAGAAACTATTTAATTCATAAGTATGTGATAATATTTGCATCGTCGTATTTAGGAAACACGTATTACCTAAATTATTTAATCCAGATAATCCTTTGTCTCGGAATTGTGAAAAATTCATATAATTAATTAATTAGTTTATATTTAAACATATTTCATATAATATATTATATGTCTCATTACAGCGGTTCATTTAATTCTAACTTAACTCCCGAACAAAGAAGATTACTCAATGTGTATATTGCTCAATACGAACAAGCCAATTCTCTTATTGAACATCTTTTAGATCAACAAGATGATATTAGATCTCAAATAAATAATATATTATTTACAAATACATCCAGATCATCCAGAAATAGACAGAGACAAAATGTAATGAATTTTTCTCGTGTCTTTGATAATTTTGGTTTTGGAAATAATCCACTACCATTCAATAGAAATTCTAGATCTACAACTAACACTAATAATCGTTCAAGATCTAATGTGTATTATGATTACGATAATCCAATTAATCCCTCGTTATATACTAGACTTAATAATGATAATTTATTTAATTTTTTAACTTCATTCCTTAATACGACTGTTCAAATCAGACCAACTGCAGAACAAATTGAAAATGCAACTAGAAACATAAGATATAGAGATATTTCAGAACCATTGACCAATAGATGTCCCATATCATTAGAAGAATTTACTGATGAACAAAATGTAAGACAAATTATTCATTGTGGTCATATTTTTTGTGAAAATGCAATTCAAGAGTGGTTTCAAAATAATGTACGTTGTCCTGTTTGTCGTTATGATATTCGTGACTATCGGACTCTATCAAGACAAAATTCTAGAGATGCAACTAGAAATACAACTACAACTACAACTACAACTAATACACCTGAAACATCTTCTTCAACCACCGAACCTATATCATCAAATAACGATTCTACTTCTTCTAATACTCCATTAAATGTAGGTACCCCTTCATCAAATAATTTATCTAATTCAATTGATAATATAAATATGTATCACAATCCACAAACAAATCAAATAGATCATATTTCTTTTGATATTGCTAATGATCAACTAACAAGCGATATTATATCAAATGTTACCTCGCGATTATTTCAATCGCTTTTATTTCCGTCAAGCAATAACAATAACAATAACAGAAATAATGATTTATTTATGTTTGATCCATCTAGTAATATTTTATTATATGAAACAATTCTTAGACCATCTAGTAGTCATAATAGACAAACATAAAATAATATTATCATAAAGAATATAAAGACAAATCTTATATATATGTATAATAAAATGCCACTCTGTAAAAGATTTGGAAAGCGCTGGACAATTAATGAATGTCTACAATTACAAAGAGAATTTGAGTTACTGCAATTACCAATTGATGAAATCGCTACAAAACACCAAAGGACAGCGAATGCTATTATGTCCAAGTTAGATCAAGAAGGATTAGCCGATTATAATATTTTATACAGCGAGTATCATAAGTTGAATTCATCCTCAATTATTCAACCAATGCAGTCACTTGCTATTAATCATTGTACAGAAGAACACAATTGTTCTGAGTCAGAAGATGATTCTCATGATCATACCAATTTAAGAAACCATGTTTTGCGTTTAGAAAAGCAAATGCATTCTTTGACAGCACTCATTATGAAACAACAGAAAGGAAAGTCTTCTATTTTATCCTTATAAATGTTAATGTATTGTAAAAAATATAACAAAAAATAAAAAAAATAAAATTAGTCTATAATACAAAATAATTATTATTAAATATTTTTAATAATAATTTATTAAATTACTTTTTTGTAAAGAACTTGTTTATATTTTGGTTACCTGTTTTTGCATTATCTGTATCTCTCAAATACTTGTCAAATATTAATATTTGAACTTCTTTATCTCTCAAATTATTTATTTTTTTATCTGCCTTTTTCTTTCCCTCTTCTGTACCATCACACAAATCATTATTTATTTTTTTTATATCTTCTTCCAATTTTGTTACTTTTGCTCTTCTTGGAGGTTTTTGATTCATCCAAATATCTTTTAATACCAAACCAAATAATTGTAACAAAGGTTTCATAATTTGATTCGTAATATAAAATGAGTAGTCTATTTGTAAATTGTTTTCTTTAATAAATGTGGGTGTCTCAATTTTATCTCCTTGAAGTACTTTAACACCCTTTTTTCCTGGTTTGGTAACTATATACACAAAAGGAATTCTATCTCCTGAAGCAGGTTTATTTCCTGGTTCTCTTGCAGCAATTCTATCTGCTAAAACTTTATGTGCTACACCTTGTGGATTTTTGTAAAATGAACGCAATGATTTTGTAATGATTAATTTTTCAATAGGTACTTTTCCATCTACCAATTCTTGTAAACAATGGTTTACATAATCTATAGCCTTTTGTATATTTTTTTCTTTCATTAAAATGTCTATTACGCCTCCATAAATGTCTTTTACAATTGGAGCATTATCGCGTCTTTTTAATACTATACCCATTTCATTTCTTTTACCTTTTGTAGGATCTAATTCATATTTAATAGATACATATCTTTTCTTAGATAGTAGACAAAATGGCATAAATGTTTTTTCATATTCAAAATCATGTGGTTGTTTTAAAAACTTTGAAACATTATGTGTTGCTTCTTGTGCTATTTCAATTGATAATTCTAATGCTTTATCACCTGTTATTTTTTGTCCCGTTTCTTTATCTGTTAAATTAAATTTAAAGAATACACTGTCAGTGTCACCATATACATATTCTGCTTTAGTATTAACAAGACCATGTTTGGTGTCAATATCTGTATCGGCATAACATTCTTCTACAACTTTTTTTGCATAAGTTAATAATAATCTTCCTGTTGCTGTAGTAGATGCAGCAATATCAGGTTCATAAAATGTACTTGTTTTGGCTCCTAACTGACCATATAAAGAATTAGCAGTAACTTTATATGCCAATTGTCTTTTATCTAAGACATTTTTCATGAACTCATCAGGTGTTTGAGGAATTAATTTTCTGGTATCTTTTCTAGCCTTTAATAATTCTTGTAAGATAGCAGGCATAATCGCTTTTTCCTCTTTACCATCAATCATTAAAGGTTGAGCATATCTGCATATTTTATATCCACTTTTAATCTTTTGTGCTCTAGCCTTTGGATTAGGTTTGAACCATTTATATGTGTCAAATCGGACATCAACATATTCGTATCCAGTAATATTATCATAAATAAAGTTTTTGTCAGAATCTTGTTCACCGGTTTCAGTGATAAGATTACCAGCCAGATCAAATATTTTGGTCCATACTTTACTGCTAGGGCAAAGATTTTCTGATAGCATTGAACTGGGATAAAGTGAAGCAAAATCTCCAACACAAACAGGATCATCCAAATACAACCCACATTTTGGTTCAAGAACAATTGCTCCTTCATAACCATCATCTTTAGATCCCTTATTAATGACAGGCATTAGTACTCCCTTTTCTCTGCATTTTTTAGCAACATAACTGGTTAATTTGATTCCTTGTCCTCTAAATATTAAGAAACTCATAGGTACGCTACATAGTTTAGCCATTTCAACCAAATCAGTAACAACGTCAACTTTATTAAATAAATAATGAACTAAGTTGCAATCTTGAATACAATATTTAGCAATGATTGCTCTAGATGCTGGTCCTTCATTTGTCATTCTGAAAATGTCTTTAGGTGTAACGTCATCTTTTGCTAACCCCCATTTTACTTTTTTGGCATGTGGGTTTTCATGTCCTGCAATTTCAAACCAGCCTTCATCTTTATTAACGCAAGTAACTTTAAATTTGGCTCCGTCTTTGTAGTAATCGCTGGAGTGATTTATCTCTTCAAAATGTATATAACTTTCTACTTGTAATCCCGTCATATTTGTTGTTTTTATTCGGGTGATTTGTTGACCATTTGGTTCATCGCTACATTGATGTAGCAACGATTTTACTTCATCACCTATAAAATGTCCCCCTACATAATCCAACTTGTATGACGTCAAATTTTCTGTACGACGAAACCAATTTAACATATCTATTTGCAACCTACCATTCATCTTTATTATTGATAATTCATATGTTCCCGATGCTAATGTTGTTGAACTTCTATCAATATCTATTTTATGAGGATTCTTGTAATCAGGAGCAGAAGCACATACCTCATCTACATTTCTTGATAATTTTAAGAATTCTTCCATGCATTCTAACTCTTGAGAACGCCTGAACATAAACTCATAATCAAAACCAAATATATTATAACCTATTATTATATCTGGATTCTCTCTTTGAACTAATCTTGTCCAACCCAATAACACATCTTTCTCTGTTTCATACGTCTCTATTACTGAATTACCACCAACCAGATTATCACATGAATTCAAGACTATACAATGGTTCATATAAGGATCTACATCACCATATTTGATAAAAGTTGAACCTATAAATGTTACTTTATCACCCTCTAAAGCAGGAAAATTGTTTCGCAGTGATCTTAATAATTCATTTATTTTACCATCTCTTTCAAACTTTTTATCACACATTATATCTACTATCGTTGATTCTTTGTTCTTATAGTCTATTTCATGTTTGAAACCACTTCCTATTTTAAACAGTTTTTCTTCTACCACTTCTTCATCATCTGAATCATCATCTGAATTTACACCCTCATCAGTTTTTTCTTTCTCTTGCATTTGTTTTTGAGCATTTTCAAACATTGCTTCAATTAAATGCTCATCTGACGATTCTTTTTTATTATCACGTACCTTTGTTTTTAACCACGTTTCTATACGCTTATTTAAATCACTCTCATCTTTTATAGCAACTTTTGGGTATACTATATCTATTTTTTCCATCACATTAAAACCAAAAGCACTATTAATTATCTGCCGTAATATGCTCTTACAATTTTCATTGGTTATATCACCCAACACATCAAAATAGTCAACAATATTAGTAGCCAACTTTTTGTACGATTTTATCGGCACTGGAAAATCACCATGACTACTTGAAGCCTCTATATCAAAACTCATTATTTTATAAGGAACTCTTGTTTCCTTATCATTTAATGGTATTACATTTTTCCAACTTATCACAAACTCATAATTACATGTAGTTCTTTTATTTACACCACTCACTTGCACTGTTTTTTTTATTGGCATTGCTATCCATCCTGACGGACTTACTTCTCTTATGTGAAAGAAACGTAATAAAGGGGGAATATTTGATTCATACAATTCTACATATGTATCTTGAAATTTATAACCCTTTCTTAACAATTTGCGTTCTTTTTCACCATCTTCATTCGTTTCATCTTGGTACCAATAATTTTTCACTTTATTGAATATTTGAACATTTGCAAACTTCATCTCAATGAATCTATGTTTCTTACCAGCATCAAATCCATACAGTTTTTTTCTCTCTATTAACTTACACTCAGTTATTGAATCTTCATAGTATTTACCCACTTTCTGTTTTAAATGATTATAAAATGCATTCTTCTTTGTTTGACCCCAATCATTTGATACCTTTAAGTAAAAGAATGGTTGATAATCTTGTATAACTATTGACGCTGTTAATCCTTCCTCATTTATTGCAAAAGCCTGAATCATAAATGACGAACTATCTTTTGATGTAACTATTTCTCCTTCTTCTTCACTTGAGGCATCTGTACCTCTCTCATTATAAACGTTAAATTCAAAAAGTTTAAATACGTATTCCATTTCTTTTGAGTTATATATACTTTATATCAAATTTTTTAATTCAATTTTATAAATTAAAAATAATACTTTGTTTTTTGTCATGTAAATTAGTTTTTTTGTAGTGTTATGATATATGCTCTCTTTTTTTCAGATATAATTAGATAGTGAGTACCAGTAACAACTTTTATATAAAAGTCGAAAAGGGAAATCGAATTTGGACAATTTAAAAATGTCCATTTTCGAAAATCTGAAAAAAGTTTCGAAAAAGCGTGTTTTTTTGCATGTTTGTGACGAAAATGCTGTAAAAATCAAAAAAAAACATTAAAAAAATGTTACGATAATTTTTTATATTTTTTTTAAAAAAACGATTTAGGTAAATCTCTGTTCTGAATATATGACAACGCTTGACAACGATTTTAAGCAAATTTTAAGCAAAAATTTTCATTGTAAACTTTGTGACTATATTACGTCACGAAAACATAATATGACTAATCATTGTTTGTCAGCAAAACATCAAAAAAACTTAAAAAACAACGATTTGACAACGCTTGACAACGATTTTAAGCAAATTTTAAGCACAAACCATAAGAAATATATTTGCTTAACATGCTCCAGAGCATATAACGACAGGGCTGGACTATGGAGACATAAGAAAAAATGCAGCGAACCTACCACCGAAGAGGTATTTGCACAAAATGATACCAAACAATTAACTCAACTCGTTATGAAGGTCGTAGAACAAAATCAAGAACTAACAAAACAAATTGTTGAATTATCTAAAAACACCGGAAGCAACCACCACAACATGATAAACTCTAACAATAAATTCAACTTAAATCTTTTTCTTAATGAAACTTGCAAAAACGCTATTAATATAACTGATTTCGTCACTTCATTAGTTGTTAGTGTCAAAGATTTGGAAGAAACTGCCAGATTAGGATATTCTGAAGGAATATCTAAAATATTTTTAGATGGATTACAACAATTAGATACTTGTACACGACCAATTCATTGTTCTGATACAAAAAGAGAAATATTGTACATTAAAGATGCTAATAAATGGCTCAAAGAAGACTCTAATAATACATTACTAATTAAAGCCATCAAAACAATTGCTCATAAAAATATGAAAATGATACCTGAATGGATTAAACAACATCCCGATTATAATGACTCTGAATCTAAAACAAATGATAAATACATTAAAATTGTTATGAATTCTATGAGCGGATCTACAGAAGAAGAACAAAAGAAAAATATTAATAAAATTATTTCAAATGTCGCTAAAGAGGTTTTTATTGAAAAATAAATGTTTAAATTATAAATATTTTCTATATTTATAAATTATTATGAATAAATCTATCAAAGCAATCGCTGTTTTTGACAATGATGGGATCAAAGGTACTACCAAATTCACAGAATTTGGTAATAAAGTTAAAATTGACGTTAATATTGTAGGATTAACACCTAACCATTTTCATGGATTTCATGTCCATGAAGCCGGTGATTTAACAGATAAATGTACAAGTATGTGCGCACATTTTAACCCTTACGGCAAAACACATGGATGCCCTGGAATGAAAAATAGACATGTCGGAGATTTGGGAAATTTAGAAACTAACAACAAAGGAGAAGCAAAATATACTTTTTATGATGATTTTATTAAATTACGAGGAATTAAAGCCAATATTATTGGAAGAGGACTTATTATTCACGAAGATGCAGATGATTGTGGTCAAGGCACATTTCCTGATAGTTTGACCACTGGACATTCCGGAAAAAGAATCGCATGTGCTGTTATTGGATATTCTAAAGACAATTTCAAATGTTAAATGTTTTTATTCTTTATCACGACCATACTCACAATATTGACGTTGTGAAAACCCTTTAGGATGTTCACAATCTATACTTAATTTATATTTTCTTGACCACTTGCCACCTCTATTCTTATTTATCTTTGTATGAGTATTTCTATGTGTACCTTTATGACCATTTTTATGTTTTTTATGACTTTTTTTAGTTATCCTTTCATACACTTTTTTCGCAGAACTATGAGAAGTGGTTGATACCACATTAGTTATTTTGGACTCAATCCAATTTATAAATGAATCTACACTACGATCCTTTTTTTTTATTGAACTATTTTCATATGACTCTACCACTTTCCCATAATTACCTATATATTTCATTGTTGGAAAACCATCTACTTGACCTATATGCTTTATCTCATTTAAATTATCTTTATTCACATCTATTACAACTAATTTTTTATTATTTGCATATTGAGATTTTAACGCATTTTCCAATTTACTCCATTCCGGTCTAGTTGCATTACATGGACCACAACCTTCCATATAAATTAAAATAAATACATCATGACCTGATTTTATCAATTTATCTATTTTACGTACATCCTGTTTTGATTTTATATGAAGAATAATCATTATATATTATACTGTTAAAAAAACTATTTTAACTATATACTTTACTTTGACTAAACTAAAGTTTTTATTCTTTTTTTAAAAGTATAATATATATATGAGAACATCAATGATTTTATTAATTCTAGTATTATTTTTAGGTGGTTTATATTTCTATGCAACTTATTTTGGAAAATCAAAATTATTAGAAGGATTAACCACTATAAATGGAGAATTAAGATGTCCCAACATTTTAATACAAAAAGGAGCCAAATTTTATTTATATAATTCTAATATTGCTCAAGTTCCGGGAGTTAATCCTATTGAATTTAATAATTTAGAGGAATATACTGAATTTCTTGAATGGCAACGAGGAGCAGGCATTAGATGTCCTGTTTTGTATGTGCAAAATACCTACGACGCACAGGGAAACCGAGTGTATAAAATTAGACCTAGTGTTACCGAATTACAAGGAGGATTACCTCCTACTACAACTGTACCGTTACCATTGAAATTTACTCCTTTGGTTGATGCTACTCAAAATGATCAACCATATAATAAAAATGGATATCCTGCTTTTGATCAATCATCTTATTATGTGGGGGCTATCACTCCTTTAGATATGATTAAAAATTCTGATGCTAATATGTTGTATAGTGACAACGCAATGGATCCTAATTGGGGAGGAGCAGGATATACACAGGCATTAGTTGATTCAGGATATTACAAGGGTAATGAAGTTAGTATTAATGTCCCATAAAGATAATTTAGTATATTTTATAATAATATTAATATAATATATAAAATATGCCACCAAAAGGAAAAGAAGGAAAAGAAAAAGGAACAAAAAAAGCAACAAAAACAACAAAACCAACAGAAAGTAAAGCACAAATACGAGTACAAAAAGAAGAAGCAAAATTAACAGAACCAGAGGGAATGGATACAAGAGATGACCAACCACCTCCAAGTATTGAATCTGCAGCAATACAGATAAAAAAACTAGAAATAGAAAACCTTAAATCAGTAAATGGTATTCAGCCTGTACCTGAAATTCCTAATGATAGTAAAAATAATAATATTAAAGTTTCTTTTGTTTTTGATGAACCTGGTAAAAATTATATGGTTTCTAATTTAAAAGCGGTAGCCCCGTCTGCAGCATTATCGGATATTACTAAAGTATCTGTAGATATTACAGCACAAGCATTAGAAGAATTGGTACAAAAGAGTTTACTAACCCAAAAAACAGCCGATATTAGTGAATTAAGCAAAATGAAATTAAAAAGAGATGATGCAGCACCCGCATATGCAGCATTAGAAAAACATTGGAATTTGATAAAAGGTATTGGTGCTGGAAAATTAAAATCTCAAGGTTATGATGATACACAGGAAATTTTTGGACAAGCACTAACTAGTGCAACTGCGGCTAAGGCAATTATGGATTCAGCATGTTTAGGAGAAAATGTACTGGTATATATAGATAATGATTTTTTTGAAAAAACCACTATTACAGAAGCACAACTTTCTGATTTAATTAACATATATAAAAGCGTTGGAAAAACTAGCGGAAGAGGTGAACAATATGGACTAAAAATATTACGTTTTTTTCTTAGAATGAATTATTGTCCTTTTTTTCAACTAGTTAGTTCAGATCGTTTGGGTGCTTTTAACGGTTTGAGAACAATAGAACTTATTATGAAGATATTACCTGCAGTTGCTACTCTTGAAATACCCAAAGGTTCAGGAGGACAAACATCTATTACTCATGAAGGATATTTAATGAGTATAATTTTGGATGCTGTATTTACTAATAACAATATTGATTCATTATTCCCACAACCAACTTTAACTGCTCTAGTCACGTCTGGTATAGAATTGCCCGACATTGTGTACAAAATAAAAACAGAAGTTCGTGAACACGGTTTTGATGTAACACAAGTCATATCAATGGCAAAAGAAGGAATTGTCAAGTTTGATAAACATGGAGGCATTGAAGAAACAATTAATGGTTTAGACTCAAACTGGGCATTAGTTTCATGGATGACAGATTTTATCCCAACTTTTAGTGAGATTTTTTATAAACACATAGATCCTCATTTAGAAACTTGTTTAAATGCTATAAAAGCATGTTACGAAGATGTTTCCAAACAAACACTAATAGTAGTTGTTAATGAGTTTGTCTGGTTACAATGGCAACTACAAATATATAAAACCACACAAAAAGTTTATGGTGTACAAAAAATGACAGGATCAGAAGAAATTGAAGAATTACCAGGATCAGAAGAAATGGAAGATTTACCAGGATCAGAAGAAACAGGTAGTGCTAAGGGACCATCAGTGGATAGCGATTCAGAATTACAATCATTAATTAATGATAGAAATAAATATAAAAAGGCTTTGGAAAACCAAAGAGAAGCATTCTCTCACGGATGGATTAAAGTTTTATCTATAGTGTTTAGGTACGAAGCCTTCTTTGGGCATGATAATAAATCAAAAGAATTACTTAAATTAGCAGTTAATAGTGATCCCGAAGTAAACAACATTTTTCAAGAATATAAGACTGAAAAAAGAGATCCACGCGATTTAGACAACATTCCCTGGCGCTCTTTTGAGGAGTGGATTCTGCATAAGTGTGAAAAAGAAACAGGTATGACAATTTTTGAAGGTAATCAAGCACCAGATCCATTGAAAGTTGCTGAAATTAGGGAAGGTATGGACGCCAAACTCCAAATAGAATTTAAAAAATTAGCGGAGGATTTTGATGGAGAAGGACTAGCATCAAAAAAAATAGAAGCTTCTAATAAAATTTTAAGAGATGAAAGCCCAAACATATTTTCCACAGACAAGGTACCTGCACAATCATTTGGATTATCGTCAAGCATGGGTATTTCAAACTCAATTGATAATACAGTAATAAATATAAATCAGAAACAAGGAGAAAGAGCGACGAAAACAACATCATTTGCTGCGGGTGGTGGAAATCCCGTTAATAACTTATTAAGTAGTGGAAATATTGGTGGGTGGAAACTAGTGGTTGCTTATGACTTAGAAAATTACGTAAGTCCAGACTCTATAAGAGAAATCACTGAAGAAGAACAAAAACAAATATTTTTAGCATGGACAAATGATATTATATTAAAAGAATTAGCTAGAAATAGGGTTCCCCAAGATAAAATTTTTGAAATTCAAGGGATTCTTTCTACTTTAGATCGTGCTAGTAGAATAAACCATCCACGTGCTAAATATTTGACTGGTAAACTAACAATTCCCATAGTATTGCGGACAGATGAAGATGGCAAACCAGCAATGATATTGAATATTGAATATAACGTCGGTACAGATCCAGATATAAATATATATGATCTTGAAGAAGAAGGTAATGTACTAAATGATGCATTAGTTAAAATTATGCATGAATATGATGATAGTAGGGGTGCTAGTGGTAAGACCGAAAGTGATTTTAATCCTGAAGAACTAAAAGATGTACTAGTTTTTTTGTTTTCCAATACTCCAGACAAAAAAGAGATGAACGATACAATAAGACGTGGTCCTTTAATAGACAGATATGGTATCCCAATAAAAAAAGGGGTAAAAGCTCCTCCAGCGACTAGAAATATCGAAGATTATCAATTAACAATGGAATATATATTTACATCCTGTCTAGAGGCAAATAATATAAATCAACCCATGAGGTCTGCTATAAGAGTAATCATACAAGAAATTGCTACACAGTTTGTTAATAGTTTTAATCCACCACCTGGCAGTGGTGAACAAGGTGAATTTAGCAAGTATATGACTGAAAACCAGTTTTGGACGTTATATTTAACTCATATGTATGCTAGAAATCCACGTATTGTAGGATTGATGTTACCCTATATTGAGAATGTTCCAGACCCATCTGACCGATCTGTAAAAAAATTTACTGGAGATCCTTTAAATGCATTAAAAAATAGAATTTATAGGCCAGACGTTGCAGAAAGTATACTAGCCCAATCATGGAATTTTAATCAAACAATTCAAATGACAGCAGCATTTTATACAATGTTTAAGGAATTATTTGAGAGGGCAAAATTTCAAGATGTTGGAGGTAGGTTTTTTTTTGGAATATTAAGTGTTGATGACACAACAGGTCAGGCGACTGTGGACAATAGTTCACCGGAAGAATTGCCAAAAGCTGCTTTACGAGGCTTCCTAAATGCTTCACCAAAAGAAGCGGAAAAGTATGAAGCAGTAAGTACAGCAGTTGCTACTGGAAAGGCAGTTCAGGGTTTGGTTGAATTAGGAATGCAATATGGTTTCACCGAGAATATTGCACAAGAATACAAAGAGAAATTCGTAAGGGGTGACAAAATACCAAAACCACTATTAGAGTACGCTTTTGTTAATTATATAGAAGATACTTTTCCTCCGCTAGAATTACAAAGTTATGTATTGGATGCTGGTGCTGAAAGCGTGGGAGAAAATGGTTTTGTTGAAGATAATATTACGGGTATTAGTACACATAATATAAATCAAATTGAAACAGAATTAGACACGGCTGGACAAGGAGGAATATTTCCGGGACAGCAGGCTGACCCTATCACTGTTTTATTAGAAGCAGCATCAAATCAAACTTTTGTTAATTTTTTATATGGTACTGGTACATTTCCGTCTGATTCACCTTCTTTTCCGTCTACTCCACCTTCTTTTCCGTCTACTCCACCTTCTAAAGCGTATAGAAAGAGGAAACAGACAGAATCTGGTACTTCCGAGTATAAAAAGACTAAAATTCAAGATGAAATAAATAGTCTTGAGGAAGCAGAGCGTATCTTGCAAGACCAAAAACTGAAAGATTTTAATGAAAAAAAAATAAATAAACTCCTAAAAAAAGAAGAAAGACAAGCCATATGGGATCAGATTTCACAAAAATATAAACCCCAAGAAAATGCTATAGAAGCCCAATTGAGGAATTTAGAAGACCAATTGAGGAATTTACGAGAAGAACTTAGAACAAGTATGCCGGAAACTCCTCAGGCTAGTCAAGAAGATTATGTCTCAATGCACGAGTACGATATGAATGGAGATGACGAAGAGGACCCAACCTTTACCAACTCAATGAACGATGACGATATGAACGATGACGATATGAACGGAGGTGCTAAAACAAAAGAAGAAACAACAAAAGAAGAATCAATAAAAGAATTAATAGGAAAACCTGTAATTGTAATATACAATGCCAAAATAAATAAATATTATGTAATAAGTATTGAAGAATATTCAGAATATTGGTACAAGAGTAAAATGGCAAAGAGGGATTCACCCACTTTTGTAAATTTGGAGCCAGTAAAAACCGATATAACCGTAGAAGAAAAAATAGAACCAGCAGTTTCAGATAAACCTAAATCAACTCCAGGAGGAAAATCACCAGAGTGGTGGTCTAAAATAGGTAAACAAGTAAATGCTGGCCTTGAACGAAAAAATTTAAGCCAAGAAGAAAAAGATAAAAATTATGAAAAAATAATAAGAGAAGTATTTAAAAGTGTAAAAACATTAAATAGTACTGATGAAGAGATTAATGAATTAATTGAAAATAAGTTAAAAGAAATAAAACCGATAGGTGAAGTAAAAGAAACAGAAGTTATATCAGAAGAAGAACCAGTCGCAAAAGGTGTACCTGATACAATAAAAACAGGATTGTCTCAAGAAGAAATATCTCAAATGGCACCAATGCCAACAATGCCAGTTTCAACACAAGTATATGGTGGAAGCAAAAAAAAATTAACAAGAGGAAAATATAAATATAAAGTTAGGGAAACAAGGAAACACAGAAAAGAAAAGGTAAAAAAATATACTCGTAACAATAAAAAAACAAATAACCGAAAATCTCATAATAAAAAATAAAAAGTAAATAATAAATATTTTAATTGTTTTATAAAATATTTATTGCTTATCTAAGAAAGTCATAGTAACATTTAAAGATTCTTTAGCGGCTTTTAATCTATTAAGTGCATCAATATTTGGTGTTATATCTCCAGATAAATTCATGTTCAACGCCTGTTTTATCATTAACATACCAAAATAGTCATCTAAATTAATGATAGCAGTTTCATAGTCTTTTCTGTATTTTGATATAAGCATTTCATCTTGTAATTTAACTAAATTGGCTTTGATTGCTCCAGCATAACTAGCAGCAGTACCGGCAACTCCAGAAGAAGGTGCTGGTCCAGAGGTTGTTCCATCGGCATTTGTTAACCCCTCAATAACATTTTTTTGTGAACTAAGTATTGTAAAAATAACAACAATAATAATAAATGCAACTATTAAAATACCAATAATATTAAAAAAATGTTGAACCATTATAATATAGTTTTAGAATTTACTTTTTTACAACGTCGTAAATAGTTTTCTTAATTCTTTAAAAATTTGATAATACTAGCAACCGCAGTTTTGCTTATTTTCCTAGATTTTCCATTTGCGTCAGTTGTACAAATGTTATTTAATGAATCCTCATTCTGCTGTATAGTAGTAATAAGGTTAGGTAATGTTTTATATTGTGCTAATATTGCTAAAGCAGTTGTTGAACTAACACCGGGTATTTGTGATAACATAATTTCTCCAATATTATCGGAAGTAATATTTTCTTTTTTAACCTTTTTAACCACAGTACAATAGTCTTTTTCAGTAGAAGTATGTGAATCATTATTGGTATTGGTGTCAATATTTGCAACAGTTTCATTAATATTTGTACACGTAGGAGTAGTTAAGGTACTATAAAATCCTTTTTTGTCAGATTTTCCAATTTTATATGCCATATTACAGACAATCATAGCGGTTTCATCAATAGAATTAGAACGCATAACAGAGAACCCTTTAAAATAATTAATTGAGAACATGGCGGAATATAATGTTTGTTTATCCATTCTTTCTTTAAAAGTATTAAAACGATACATATCGCCTTCAATAAGATAAATGATATTATGATTATGAAAAGGTAGACCATTTAGCCTATAAGATTGTTCTTCGTATCTACCATCTTTGATACTTGCTGCTAAATCCGCTAATGTTTTTCTTTCTACAATGATACAATCTTGTGTACCATCATTGATAATAATATCACCTAAAGGTAGATTTTCGGTTGCAATTTTAATATCCTTAAACTTAGGTTCTGCGTTGATAGTATGTTCACATTTTTTAAGTAATTCGGTCTCTCTAAAATCAATTTTAATGTTCATTATAATAATTTAATAGTGTTGTTATTAAATTATTTTTCTTAAATATTCTTTCTTTTTTTTTGTTTTTTTTGTTTTTTGTTTTAACCCATATTTCCACCAATTGTAGCACGGTATCCGTATGTTTGAGTTTGAATAGTTTGGTTAGCAACGCATCCTAATCCAAATTGAGTATTGACTGCTCGTATTAAATTAGGATTAGATGATAGGAAAAATCCAACTGTTGGAGCAAGCCCGGCTTTTTTATTGCCACCGCAATTATTGCCTCTGTTAATTATACTCGCTTGGTTGCGAGCGTTTCGTGATCCACTCATGTACACCATCGTTATACACTAACAAAATATAAAAATTTTTCTAAATAAAATTAAATTAAATTAAATCAAAAAATTTTATAAACGATTTATAAAATAATCTTTATAGTATTTTATTTTTGTAACATTATTCTTCTAGTACTTCTGATATACCGTTCTGATAAATCTGAATGATTAGATTTAAACGTGGAACATGATAAGTCAATTATTATGATATTTTTAACTCCTGAATTGATGAATATATCAATTAATTGAAACAATGTAATCTGTTCAATATTTACTCCAAGTGATTTTATGATGTCAAATATGTCAGGCTGACCTGTTAAATTATATGCTATAATTTTGTTAAAGTAATAAAGATCAATGTTATCAGGATTATTATAGTCTTTTTTTTCAAATTTGCTATATATTTTATTGTGAATCATGTGTTTTTCTAAATGAGAATATTGATTAAGTTTATATGAATGTTCAAAAGAATGAGAAAATCTTTGAAAATGAATATTTGGTTCGTGTTTTGAATATAATCTTTGATGTTCTTCAACGATATTTTTGATTTCTTCTGTGTTGAGAGTAAGTAAAAGTTCAGTTAAATTATGTGCAATTTTAGTAATTTGTTTATTTGTTAGTTTGTTCCAATTTTTAGTACGGTTGATATAGTTATTTATTTGTTGTGATATTTTTTCAAAGTGTTCAAGAGTATAAATATTAGACACCCCAGGTGCTACTGCATCTATTTTTAAAATATTAATATTTGGTTGATGCCTGTAAATATCTAAATTTTCATCTACAGGTATCTCTCCATGTGTGTTAATTCCAATTACTAATGTTTTAGGTAGTGACATAATTAATATATGATGAACCTATTTAAATACATTTTGATATCTATATTTATAATTATGACAGAATTGGCTAAAGAAATAAGTCGTGATGAAGATATAATAAAAACCGAAGATGGTTTTATATTTAATCCTTATAATCCTCTAAATACTGAGATTACATTGAATGATATTCAATCTATTCTCACAAAATATGGAATACCTCCAAAGATTTTCAATTTAGATTTGTATAAAAGAGCATTTGTACACAGGTCGTATACAAAACGTCCTGCTTTTGAAAATTTACAGCAAAATATTAAAATAGTAGAAAAACCGAATGATTGTTTACCGTTAAGTACTAAATCAAACGAACGTTTGGAATTTCTTGGAGATGGAGTTTTGGAATGTGTTACTAAGTATTATTTATATCGCCGTTTTCCTAAAGCAGACGAAGGGTTTATGACCGAAAAAAAAATAGCGATCGTTAAGAATGAAGCAATAGGAAAAATAGCATTAGAAATGGGTCTGCATAAATGGTTGATTTTATCTCGTAACGCAGAGGAGAAAAAAATAAGAACAAATTTAAAAAAACTAGGTTGTTTGTTTGAATCTTTTATTGGTGCTTTGTTCTTAGATTTCAATAAAATAGTAGTACAGGATGATGAAGGTTGGTTTCAACATATGTTTGTTACGGGTCCAGGGTTTCAAATGGCTCAAAAATTTGTAGAAAATGTATTTGAAAAGCATATTGATTGGATTGCATTAATTCAAAATGATGATAATTATAAAAATATTCTGCAGGTAAAAATACAAAAAGAATTCAAAGTAACTCCACATTATTTAGAAATAGAACATGATATGGAACTAGGATATAAAATGGGTGTATATTTATGCTTAGGTCAACCAATTTACAATGTAACTCCTTCTGATGCTATTCATATAAATACTCTAAATAATTTTAAGGCAGTTCAAGATTATCTATTGAATCACGAAGGTAAAATATTTTTATTTTTAGGTGAAGGTCAGCATAAAATAAAACGAAAGGCGGAACAAATAGCATGTAATGAGGCACTTAAATTTATTGGCACTTAAATTTATTGGCACTTAAAAAGCCACTCTTCCAAATTTATATCGGCTATTAAATAGGTATCCTTAATTTTATCCACTAAAATTTTGATAATAACATTTTTTATTGTCTCTCTATTATTTTTAACTTCATCCATAATTTTTGTAATAGTATAAGAAGGAGACCAATTACCTGTACATAAAATAGAACAACAGCATAAACAATGTTTATTAGATATTTTTTTTAATACTTTTATGAAACGTGGACTAAACAAGCATAGTCTACTTATATATTTTGTATTATTAATCTCTATTTTTGGAGGTACAAATGGATAATTTGCTGGTATTATAAATGAAAATTTTATAATATTATTGTCTTCTTTTTCAAAAATTTCTAATATCCATTCAGATAGTGAATAGCAAGCGATTTTAGCATTAACAATATTTGTTTTGTTAAGTTGATTCCATTCCCTCTTAATTCTTTTAAGTGGTCCACATATTCCTAACGAGTCAAAATCAGGTTCCATATATTGTTATATAAATTGTTTTTATATGATTTAAAGATGATGAATTAAAGATGGGTTAAAATATTATTAGTGATACAAATTAATTAATTTCAATACATAAAATAATAAAAATTTATATATTGAAATTATATAATGGATCCAAAAACATTGTTAGGAAAATTACAAATAAAACCAGTAGTAAAACCTCCACAACCAGTAATTGTAAAATTAACATCTGAACCAGTTGTACAGGAAACGGTTGTAAAACAAAAAACAATTATAACTGCTGAAAAAGATGAAGGTAAAAGAGCCCAGGATATTTTAGAAGAAATAAAACGTAAAAAATTATCGGCTGTTGTAAAGAAATTTCCGGAACAACCTCAACAGAAGATAGAAGTTTCTCTAGCACCTCCTATACAGGAAAAACCAGTAAAAAAAGTAAAAAAATTAACAGGAAAAACAACATTAGTAGAAGAAAGAATAATTGACCCTGAAGAACAATTGCCTGAAGGAGGTCCTAGATTGCCAGAATTTGTGGAAGAAGAATTAGATGTTCCTGCAGCCAAACCGGTAACTGAAATAATTACTAAACCCAAAAAACGTTTGACACCTAAGGTAGAAAAGGGTATTTTAGTTTTAGGTACAGATGATAAGATTGTTATTGGTGACACAACTTTATCTAATAGATTGCCACCAGTTCCACCAATAGATGTAAAGGTTTCAAGTTATTATATGAATAATCGTGAAATGTTTGTAAATTTTATTAATGGATTATTTTCTGAATATAAAGATGATTTGGTTGATGAAAGTAAAGGGATTAGTTGCGAAGATATTGGAAAAGATACAGGAGAAATAGGATTATTGACTCATCAAAAAATTGTACGTGATTATATTAATTTATATACACCATATAGAGGATTATTATTATATCATGGTTTAGGATCTGGTAAAACATGCAGTTCTATTGCTATTGCTGAAGGTATAAAAAGTAGTAAACAAGTGTGGATTTTAACTCCAGCATCTTTGAGACGTAATTATATGGAAGAAATAAAAAAATGTGGTGATCTATTATATCGCAAGAATCAATTTTGGGAGTGGATTTCTACAGATGAAAATCCTGCATATATAGACTCATTATCAAAAGCACTTGGTTTGTCAGTACAATATATCCGAAGACAACGTGGTGCTTGGTTAATCAATATTACTAAACCATCTAATTATAAGGACTTATCTACTTCTGACAAAAAAAGTTTAAATTCACAATTAGATGAGATGATTCAACATAAATATAGATTTATTAATTACAACGGTTTGAGAAGAGATAGATTTAAAGAAATGACAAGTGATTTTGATAATAATATATTTGACAATTCTGTAGTGATAATAGATGAAGCCCATAATTTGATTAGTAGAATAGTAAATAAGATTAATAAAATGGCAAAATCGTTTCAAAGAAAAAAAGGCCGAGATGCTCCTGTTCCTCAATCATTATCCTTAATTTTATATGAGTTTTTACTAAATGCTGATAACTGTCGTGTAGTTTTACTTACCGGAACTCCTATTATTAATTACCCAAATGAGATAGCAATTTTATTCAATATATTAAGAGGGTACATTAAAAGTTGGAATTTTACTTTGACATCTCAATCACAGCAAAAGTTGTCAGAAAAGACAATATTAGATATTTTTGCTAAGGAAAAAGTACTAGATTATGTTGCTTATGTTCCAGGTACAAAAACTTTAACAATTACTCGTAATCCTTATGGTTTTGAAAACAAAATAACTGGTTCTGGTTATAAAGGAGTCACAAATGAGCCACGTGAACGAAAGGATGAAAAAACTGGAGAAAAAATTTATGAAGAAAGAGCAGTTGTAACAGATACGGAATTTGTCACTAAAGTAGTAAAATTATTGGCTAAAAATGATATAACCGCAATTGGTAATGCAACTACCTATAATTTGAATACTGCTTTACCAGATTCATTAGATGAATTTATAAATATATTTGTTGACACTGATACAGGAAATGTTAAAAATATTGAAAAATTTAAACGCAGAATAATTGGTTTAGCATCATATTTTAGGTCCGCACAAGAAGAATTATTACCAAGTTATGATAAAACCTTTGATAAACATATTTTATTTATACCAATGAGTGATTACCAATTTAAAATTTATGAAGAATATCGTCAACTAGAAAGAATCAATGAGCAACCTCCATCAAGTAAACAGGGAAAGGGTACAGTGGATAAAGATGGATTATTTATTGAACCATCTTCTACATATAGAATTTTTTCTCGTTTGGCATGTAATTTTGTTATGCCGACGCCGCCAGGACGCCCAACTCCTGCTATTGTGAATAAAAATCAGTTTATTAAAAAATTAATAAAAAAGTATGACAAATTTATAAAAGAAACCCTTGAGTCTAGACTATCTAACAAAGAAGAAATAGACAAATTGTTGGCAAATTTATCTGAATATGACGCTAAATATAGTGAAAAATATAACAGCATGAGTAAAGAAGAAAAAAAAGCGATTGACAAATTAATTAAATCATATATTAGCAGTTTTGCAATAGGTTCTTTTGTTGGTACACTAGAAAAATATATTGAGGTAAATATGCCAAAGGTAACTGAAGTACCAGAAGCCAAAGCAACAGAAGCCAAAGCAACAGAAGCCAAAGCAACAGAAGCCAAAAGTATGGCTATTGTTGAACCTATAAAATTAGCAGCACCAAAATTAACTAAGGCCGAAAAGGAAAAAATAAAAGCGCAGGAAAAAGAGGAAAAGGAAAGATTAAAAGCTCAGGAAAAAGAGGCTGCTAAAGCCGAAAAGGAAAGATTAAAGGCTCAGGAAAAAGAGGAAAAAGAAAGAATAAAGGCTCAAGAAAAAGAGGCTGCTAAAGCCGAAAAAGATCGTTTAAAGGCTGAAGAAAAAGAACGAAAAAAAGCAGAAAAGGCATCTAAGGGAAAAGGTATTTATGATTCAGATACTGAAGATGACGACAATGAATATGTTGAAGATGATGAAGATGTTGATGAAAATGTTGAAGATGATGATGATGATGATGATGATGATGATGATGATGTTTTATCGTTTGGTGGTTCCAAAAAAGGTGAAGAAGATTTAGAAAAACTATTAGATCAATTAGACGAACAAGAGGAATTTGTCCCGTTAGAAGGAATTGCCGATGAGGATGCTCTATTAAGAGAAATTACAGAACTAGAAAGTGATGAAATTTTGGAAAAAATGGGCGACGCCCAATATAAAGAATCAATAAAGTTGGCTGTGGAATACTTGAAAAGACATAAAAATACAATCTTGTCTCCAGAAGGTCTTCAAACTTACAGTCCTAAATTTTTAGCCATGTTAGAAAATATTGAAGATCCAGAACATCAAGGTCTACATTTAGTTTATAGTCAATTTAGATCTATGGAGGGAATTGGTATTTTTGCTTTAACATTAGAAACTAACGGTTTTGCCCGTTTCAAAATAAGGCGTACAGGTGCAGACTCGTGGGAAATAAATATGAGCGAAGAAGATATGGGTAAACCATGTTATGCATTATATACTGGTACTGAAGACGCTGAAGAGAGAGAAATTATTCGTAATATTTATAATGGAACATGGGATTATATTCCTAATAATATTGCAACTCAACTACGTGCAAAAAGTAGTAACAATGATTTAGGTAATATTATAAAAGTGTTAATGATTACATCAGCAGGGTCAGAAGGAATTAATTTACGTAACACACGATATGTACATATAATGGAACCATATTGGCATCCAGTAAGAGTTGAACAAGTTATTGGTCGTGCTAGACGTATTTGTTCTCATCAAGGTTTACGAAAAGAACTTCAAACAGTAGAGGTGTTTGTATATGTAATGACTTTAACTAAACAACAAATAGATAGTGAATATGCTACGGAACTCAGATTAAAAGATGTTTCAAGAATTACCAAGGACCCTCAAACTTCTGATCAAAAATTATTAGAGATATCTAATATTAAAGAAGAATTATCTCTCCAAATTTTAAAGGCTATAAAGGAAGCCTCAATAGATTGTGCGACACATGTTAAATCAAGTATAAAAGAAGGTTTAGCATGTTTATCTTTTGGTCAGCCATCTGTTACGGATTTTTCTTACAATCCAAATTATTCTCAGGATGAAAATGATACAGTTGCTGCTATAAATAAAGTTAAAATAGACTGGTTGGCACGTCCATTTACATTTACTGATCCAGTAACCGGTATACGTAAACAATATGCATTAAGAGATGATACTCAACAAGTCTATGTGTATGAAACTGTTATTAATGCCCCGCCAGGTGTTCAGCCAGTGTTAGTTGGTAAGTTAGTAAAGCGTCCTGGAAAACGTCCAGGGGATAAGGGTACATATATAATAGATCAGACTAAAACCAGTTAAAAGAATTGCCTAACAATATTTAATTATCATTTTGACTATCTTTTTTTTATGTATTTTCATTTTCCCCGTTTTCATTTTCCCCGTTTTCATTATTTTTAATTAATGATTGAACTAACAATAATAAAGTATCTATTGTTTTTCCTTGTAAATCAATCTTTTTATTCATTTCATTTAATTGTTTGATAAATTCATTATTTGGAATAATTGGTGGATTTTGCATAATGGTTGTATTTCTAACTAATTTTTCCCTATTAATTATTTCTTTTTTGACTTCAGGTAATTTAATAGAAGGTTGTGTAACATATTTAGTAGTTTCAAATTCCTGTGTTACCTCTTTTTCCTCTTTTTCTATATTGGTTTCAAGTTTTTTTAATTTATCAAATAAACTAACTGTAGGTATCTCTTCAATATTTAAATTCACATTGTTAGTCTCAAATGACACTTTTTTTTTGGGTTGTTCCAATAATATTGGATTATTTTGCTCGTCAATATTCAAATACTTAAGGCGATTATTTGAAGTTGAAATGGATTGTACATTCAAATTTTCTGCAATAATTTTTTCTGTTTTAACAGATGTTTCAGAAGGTTTTAACCATTGTTTGGGGTCAATATTAGAAGTATTATAATTAGATGTTTGAATAAATTCTATTTCTTGATTTCTTTCAGCCATTTTTTCGGCAATTAATGAATCCATTTCAGTAATTTTGCTATCTGAACTTCCGTCAGAAAAATCTAAAACCTTAGGTTTTGGTGGTGTCATATAATTATCTAGTTCCATACGTCTTTGATTGACCTCTTTTTCAAAAGTAGTTTGTCTAAGTGATTGTATATCTTCAATTTTGTAAGGCTCATTTATTTCTTGGTTACTAATAGTTATTCTTTTTGTATTATTGCCTTGTTTTAAATTTGGTAATAATTTATTAACAGCAATTAATACTTGTCGTAAAAATAATTTATTTAATTCCATCAAATTAGTTACTGGATTGGCTTTTGCTAAAAAAGGGTTTATGTTACTATCAAAAATAGTTTTAATATTTGATAAAATGACTTTATTGTTAGTATCAATTTGAAGTTCATCTAACAGTACTTCCCATATCATGATTAAGTTATCTCTAGTTTGAAAATTTTTGATATTGTTCATCTATATAAAATAATAATGATTTTTTATGTTATTATTTTACTCATTTATAATTCAGGGTTAAAATAAATATTTCTGAATTTTTGCATATATTTATCTTCCAAAATATGCGTTTTTAAATAATGACCTGTAATTTTATCTTCAAGCATATGTACAACAAAAAATAACGAATATACACCACATTCGGTATCACCATACTGGTGTTCTACTGGATAATTTTCATCAAACTCAAAATTAATTGGAGAAGATAAATTATGACCTTGTTCAATAATAGTATCTACAAATTTTTTTATTTGTTTGGGGATTGTTGGTCCTGCACTATCAAAATAAAATATTTTGCCCTTTTTTACATTAATAAATAAACTTACCCAATGACTACCACCTTTGTAATGTGGATCCAAATTAAAAATAACACCAATTTTTGTTTTACCTTTATTAATATGATCTTGAAGATTAAAATGACATAATTCTTCCCAAACGCATTCACCGTCTAGTAAATGAGTATCATAATTAATTGGCGATGGTCCTAAAAAATCAAAACATTTATATTTCTTTTCATATTGACCCATTACTTTAAGTATATCTAAACTTGATAACCATTCATTCGGATTTTTTTTCCAAATAGCCGGAGATTGAGGAGCAAATGAATCTAATAAATCTTTTTCTAATTTTGTGTTTTTAGTCATTTGTCGTATCCAGCATGATTCTTTATTGCATATGTTTAAATAATAATTTTTGAGAGTATTCCAGATAGTTTTTGAATTATTTGTAGTGATAGGATTGTCCGGATGTCTGGAATTCCACATTTCTTTTAATTTGACCAAATCTTTGTTACTGTAACATGTATATTTGTGATTGTTATTTTCTGGACTGCAACGAAGGGTTACAAATTTTTTTGACATTGTACGTTTTTTTGTTTTGCGCCCTCCTCTTTTGTTTTTCCTAGTCTTCATATTATTTTTTGCCATTGTACGTTTTTTTATTCTGTGTTCTTCTCCTCTTTTGTTTTTCCTAGTTTTCATATTATTTATTGATATTTTTTTTATCTTTAAAACCCTCAGGACCTATTAAAACTTCTTTTTTTCTTGGAATAATCTTATTTTTTTCATAATTTGTTCTAACATGCTGAAACCAATCAAGAGGAAGTTTTTGAATATCATCAACACCTTGGGATTTGAACGTATTAGATTTATTATATTTTTTAAAAACACTTACTGTATCATTATTAACCATTGTTCCTCTAGTTTGTCTCGGTTCATATTTTTTGCTTATTTTAATTTCTTCTTCATTCTCATCTTCATCTTCATTTTCATCTTCATCTTCATTTTCATATTCATCTTCATTTTCATCTTCCTCTTCTTCCTCTTCTTCATTATTGTAATCATCCTCCTGATTATTTTCTTCTTCATTATTTTCTTCTTCCTCTTCAATATTTTCATTTTCTTGTACAGTTTCATTTCTTTCATTTTCAATCAATAAATTATTATCATGAATTTTAAAATAATATATACATTTATCCAAAAAATAATCAAAACCTGTTTTTACCTCTTGTAATAAGTCTTTTGGTGGATTATTAACTAACAAATCTGAAAAAAGTTCCTTAATTCTATTTTCATAAATTTCCTTATCACTTTTTCTGTTGTTTTCCTCATTTTCTTGTATTTTTTTATTAAGTTTTTGAAGTTGTTGTTTACTGATAAGAAAATTTAAAGTAATCTTATTAACTAATTCTTCGGACATTTTATAATTTAAAAATAATTTTTAAAATTCAAATAAAACGCATAATTAATTATTTTTCATCAAATGAAAAATCGTAATCTTTAAGTAACCCTCCTCTTGTTATATTTGGGACTAAATAATTATTAAAATCTTCTGTGTCAATTATTTTAAGTTTATACGATTGAGATACGTGTGGTGATTGCAGTATATCTAATAATTGTTTTTTTCTGTAAAATGTACATATTCTTTCAAATAAACCAGGATCTTCTTCATGTGGTATTTCATTATAACCCGATAAATTAGTAGGATTACCTTTTGAAATAAATGTTATATGCTTAGAAAATTTATTACAATTTATTTTGTATATAAAGAACCATATAACAAATAATATTGATTTCATATACTATTTATTATATTATAATCTTTAACTTATTTTTTATAACCTTATTATCACATTAGTTGCATTGTGTTGATTTTTTTATATCTCTAACTTGTTGTCTAGTAGCATTATTAAATAATCCAAAACCGATTTTATCAGGATGAGGATTAGGATTAGTAGGAGTAAATGTTTGATCTTGAAATAATGTGGGAAATGGTTGTTGAGGTTGATTTTGATTTTGCCATTTAAATTGATATAAACTACTTGTACTAGAGGGTATATAAGTAGCCTGTGGACATGATTGTAATGCAAAAATTTGATTTCTTAATTCAGATTCATGATTTACATTAGAAGCATATCCTGACCATGGTCCACTATCATTTCCTGGATTGTACACTGTTTCAGGAGTATATGTAGCACGTTGAATTAATGGTGTTTGAATTGGTTTTCTAGGGTCAACAACTGGCATAACTGAATACTTGGTAAGAACAGGACGTGCATCTAAGTAAGGTTGTAAAGGTTGAGAAGGAATATTTCTTGTCCAAGTTCTCATAGAAACAGTTTGTTGTCTTTCAGATGTGGATTGATCTTTATAACTATAAATATCCATTGATATATATAAATAATATATAAATTAATATGAAAAAATGTTTAAATACAATTTAACTAATATATATAAAAATGTGTGGCATATTTGCTCTTCTAAATTCAGATAATTATCATACGGACATAATTACAAGTGAATTCATTAAAGGAAAAAATAGAGGACCAGAATTTTCTAAATTAGATAAAAAATTTATGAAGATGGTACTTGGTTTTCATAGATTAGCAATAAATGGTTTAAATGAAAAATCAAATCAACCGTTGGTAATTAATGATGTTGTGTTAGTATGTAACGGTGAAATTTATAATTACAAACAATTGTATAAGGATATGGGTGTAACACCTATAACAGATTCGGATTGTGAAGTAATAATACATATGTATTTAAAATATGGTATTGAACAAACACTTACTATGTTAGATGGAGTATATGCATTTGTACTTTTTGATAATAGACTTACAGAAAATCTGAATAATAAAATTTATGTAGCACGTGATCCATTTGGAGTTAGACCTTTGTATTATTTAAAAAAAAAAAGAGATATTAATAGATTAAGCAATTTGATAGGGTTTGCTTCGGAATTAAAATGTTTAGAATATTTTTACAATAGTAATAGTGAAAATTTTTTATTGGAGCAATTTAAACCAGGTACATATAGTGTTTATAACTTGTCAAATAAAGTTCAATCTATTTGGGAATTGGAGAGAGAAAATATATCATATTTTATTCCTACTTTTTCACATAATTGGTTCATAAATGGTGAAATAGAAGCAACTTTTTTAGATAATTTATCAGTAAAAATTTCATCATATTTACATGCTGCTGTTAATAAACGGTGCTTAACAACCGAAAGACCAATTGCTTGTTTGTTATCTGGCGGGTTAGATAGTAGTTTAATTGCTAGTTTAGTAAATAATTTTTATACTTCTCATTCATTACCTAATAAATTGGAAACGTACAGTATAGGACTAGAGGGTTCTGATGATCTAAAGTATGCAAGTGTTGTCGCAAATTATTTAGGTACTAATCATACGGAAATCATTGTTACAGAACAAGAGATGTTTGATGCGATTCCTTCTGTTATTCAGGCAATTGAAAGTTATGATACTACAACTGTGCGAGCAAGTATAGGAAATTATCTATTAGGAAAATATATTTCTCAACATTCTGAAGCAAAAGTAATATTTAACGGTGATGGTTCTGATGAATTATTTGGTGGTTATTTATACATGAATAAGTGCCCAGATGATATTGAATTTGACAGAGAAACAAGAAGATTATTAAAAGATATTCATTTGTTTGATGTATTGCGTTCAGATAAGTCAATATCATCACATGGGTTAGAACCGAGAACCCCATTTTTAGATAGAAATTTTGTTAATTTTATTTTATCAATTCCTCCATTTTTTAGAAATCACACAACATATGTAGATCCTGACTATGGATGTGCTGAAAAATTTATTTTAAGATATAGTTTTTTAGATAGATTTTTTATTGACAGTCGCGGAAAACAAATAATTCCTGATGAAATTTTATGGAGAACAAAAGAAGCATTTAGTGACGGTGTTAGTACCCATGGTCGTTCATTATACAAAATTTTACAGGAAAATATTGCCAAAACAATGAGTAATAATGAAAAAATATATGAAGCAAATATTGATACTGAAAAAGAATATTATAAACAAATATTTTTATCATATTATCCTAATTGTGAAAATGTGTTACCGTATTATTGGATGCCCAAATATACAACTTCTACTGATCCGAGTGCAAGAACCCTAGATATTTATAAAATAAATTAAAATATTGACTATATATGTTATATAAACGATCTACAAAAAAACATAACTTAAGGAAATTATCCAAAAGATCTAGAAGATCCAGAAAAAATATGAGATGAAGTGGACATATTCCACCTGAAACAATTAGGTTTACACCTGAACAACGACTTGAAGCACAACGACAAGGTGATATTATAGCAGCAGAAGAATGAGAAGCAGCAGAACAAGACAACCCACTTCCACTAAGAGAACCGATGACAGAGAGACAACGTGAATTACTTAATATAGCCGCTGATCAAATTAATAGAGGAGAAAGAACATTTCTAGGTCTCACAGAAGACGAATTAGAGGCCAACCGACAACGATAATTTTAAATATATAAAAAAAATATATATTTATAATAAATGTCAATTGATTCAACATTATATAAATTTCAAAACGACGCATTTAATGCGGTTTTATATATAACATGGACTTTATATATAATAATTTTGTTAGGTGTATCTGCTAATGCTCCACAATATCTTAGTACTTTACATTATTATGTAAAAATATATGTAAGTTTATTTTTGATTTATAGATTTAGGCCATTTCGTACAGTAAAATTTACACCTTTAGATGCCCGTATAGCGTTTAGTGCCGGAATATTTTTGCTAGGAACAACAATAATCGGTGATTCTATGATAAAATATTATAACCAAATTAAGTCATACTTGATTATATTTAAAATAACACATTAGGTTATTACTAATATAAATTAATAAACTTTTTTGATAGTTTTATTCTTCTTGAGTTTGATATTTCGTTTGGTTCCTTTAGGTGGTGGATTCTGTATTTGTTTTTTGAAGAAAATCTGTAAATGCTGCATAATTTTTTTGCTTAAAATTTGATCAATTTTGATCGCTTTTGGTGTTTTGCCTACATGATTGTAGCGAAATGTATGTAGCATGGACATTATTTGGTCCCTACATGATGTAGGGATACCAATATCAGCGCAATCCAGTAACCTATCTATCATTAAATTGAACTCTAAATCGTACTTATATGGCTTCACATTTATATAATAAATTTTATCGTTCTTCATTTTTGGATGATATATATCATCTAGGAAACATATTTCCGTATCTTCAGGGATTTTTGTACATTTTATTAAATCTTTATAAGTTTTTTCGTTAGTTGTTCTACACAACTCTACACGTTTACCATTTACTTTATAAGCACCTATTAATTGATCAAATAAATTATAATTTAACTTTGACTCAAAATATTTCATTATCAATTTAGCCCAATCATATGGACCTTGATTATTCGTATATATCATTATTTTGGTACAATCATTTTTTTGTTTTTTACTTTTTAAATATGATAAAATATCTATTATTTTTGGACGCAAAAATTCTGGGTACAAATCTAATACTGTATTAAATAATTCTTGATTTATTTTTATATGCAACTTTGAATTATTTATACATTCTTTTATTGCATCCCATAACATACCTAATTCTACAAAATATCCTAAGGTTTCATCTAAATCAAATACAACAATTTTGGAATTGCAATACATATATTAATAGCACATTATATAATATAAAAAATAAAATATTATTACTTTATAATATATGAACACTCAATTATCTAACAAAGATTATATTAATATCTTAGATTTTTATGGTGTTAAAATACCTAAATCCAAAAGAATGTTAAAAAAAATAGCAGAGCAAATTATGGCAAAAAAACTATGCAGGTGTATTAAAAAAATTGATATTACTAATGAAACCAAATCTATTGGCATTTGTACTAAAACTATATTCAATAACAAAGGATATACCAGAGGACAATTTAACTGTAAAAATAAAGAAACGGTTAAATTCAGAAAAACTAACAAAAATAAAACTAAGAAAAATAAATAATATTTTTATATTATAAATATGCGTAGAAATATTACACGAAAAAGCAAAAAATCCGGAGGAACAACTACTGAAGAAAGTATATCATGGGATATTGAAAAAGGACCCAAAATGATAACAGTAGTTGAATCTTATTCCACACCAATTGATCCTGTTAAACAAGCACAATTATTAAAGGAAGCAGAGGTTGAGAAGATGAAACAACTACTACAATCTATTTCACCTTCTGAATCAAAACGAATATTTGAAGAGGGAACACCTGAAACTAGAAAAAGAAAGGCTATTGCTGCTCAGATTGATAAGGAATATGCCGATGCTTATTTTGCTGAACTACCTATTTTTGTTAGTAGTCATAGTCCTAGTGATATTGCTAAAGGTATAAGTTACAAGTCTTTAAAAAAACGCAAACGAAGGGCTTTAAATACCCGCAAACGAAGATCTTTAAGTACCCGCAAACACAGAAAACATAGAAAACACAGAAAACATTAATAAAACAACATAATAATATTCTTTGGATTATATTATAATGACCAATTATTATGATATAATTATTGTTGGATCCGGAATTTCTGGTTTGTATGCAGCATATAATATACTAAGGTTATCACCGCATACTAGAATTCTCATCTTAGAAAGTAATAAAAAACCGTATATTGGGGGAAGAACTGGAAATGAGATATTTTATGATACATCGGTTGTTGTGGGTGCCGGTGTTGGAAGAAAAGATACCGATAAATTACTACAAAAATTATTAAATGAACTACATATTGATTATAAATTTTTTAAAACTAATATGAACTATTCTAAACTTATTCATAAACCAATTAATATCAAAACATGTCTTAAATTTTTAAGAGAAAAATATCAACAAAAATATAAACAAAAACCTTCTACAACATTTAGACAATTTGCTAAACATGAATTAGGTAATGAGTTATATGACAGTTTTATTGTCTCATCTGGATATTCTGATTATGAAAATCAAGATACATATGAAGTTTTATATCATTATCAAATGGAAGATAATGCACCTGGATGGACAGGCATTCATTTATCTTGGAATGAATTAGTACATAAATTATGTGATAAAATTGGAAATAAACATATAAAAACATCTAATAAAGTCGTAGATATACAAAAACTACAAGTTCATCCGTGCCTATTCAAAGTTACTACTGAAAAAGGAGCCGTATATGTATGTAATAAAATTATTATAGCAACACGTATTAATACAACTCAAAAGTTATTATCTAATCACAATATCTACCAGGAAATTAAAGGACAAGAGTTTTTGTATGTATACGCTAAATTTACAAAAACATCTGCACAAATAATGCATGAATATGTTCCTTCTTATACAATTGTTCCTGGACCATTACAAAAAATGATACCAATGGATCCCAAAAAAGGAGTTTATATGATCGCATATGCAGATAATGAGAATGCTACATTTTTAAAAGACCATATAGATAATACACCTAAAAATAGAAGTTTCTTTGAAAGAGAAGTGGAAACAGCATTAGGTATCCCGCAAAATACTCTACAAATTATGGCGATTAAAGATTATTATTGGCCAATTGGTACACATTATTACACACCTTTAAATAAACATCTATTTTCTAGTCGTGAAACATTTATTGAAATGGCACAACATCCTGAACCAGGAATATTAGTTATTGGAGAAGCAGTTAGCAGACGACAAGGTTGGGTAGAAGGAGCGTTACAAAGTGTACATAATGTTTTAAATAAAAACTGGATTAAAAATATAAATTGTTAAGTATTTTATTTAGGTAATAATTTTGACACTATAATAAATGCTATAGGAATAATATAAGGTAAACTGTTGATTATTTTATGATATATTATTTTAATTTTGATATATCTTTCTTTTTCAAAATATTTACCCTCTTTTCCACATCTATTTTCATCATTTCTACAAATATCTACATAACTATATGTTATTTCATCTGTTATAATATTTTTCTCTCCAAATTTGTTACATTTACTATATGGTGATGTGAATGTATTTAATATTGGTGGATCATAATAAACACAGTTTTTACAAGAAGGCATATCAATATTTTTGATTATTTTATTAGGATTACACATGTACAACAATAACAGTCTAGATTTATTAAACATTTGTATAAATACATTATCATTATTTATTTAAGTTATTTGTACCAATTAAAATTTAAAAAATACAATAACATTACATAAAATGACCGGAATAGAGTTAACTATTATAATTATTGGTATATTAGGAATATTTGTTTTAATAATACGTTATAATACAGAAGATCCATTCAAACAATGTGGAAGAAGAGTTTATGCAGAGGCGTAACTAAACTTTGCCAATCCAAAATTTATTTTTAAGCATAATATAAAAAATATAAACTAACAAAAATAAATTAATTACTACTATTATTGGTACATTTTGTATATTTCCTTTAATAAAATTATGAGTCATTTGGGCATCTTTGTTAGTTCGTTCTTTCCAGCGAATTAATAAAACTGATACCGACAATAAAAACAATATCAATATACAACTTGTATTAGATAGAATTGCCATCAATACTTCATTATTTATAATTGCTAATAAAATTGTAATTACTAAAGAAGCAAAAATAGCATTAGATGGTGAATTAAAATTGTTCTCTTTTTCCCAAAATTCTGAAAAAATTATTCTTTTTTCCTTCCCTAATCCTTGCATAAATTTTGTAGCCGAAAGTACTGATAAAAATGCTGTATTAAACATAATAAATGCTCCAATTATATATACGATTAATGAAGTATATTTGTTAGTTAGTGTCTCATACATTTTGGTAATTATATTATAAGTTGTACTAGATGTTTTGAAACCAAGTACACAAATAGATGCTATAATGATTGCAATATAAATTAATGTAGTAATAGATAGTGAGGCTATAAGGGCTATTTTATTATTATCAGGATTAGCCGATTCATCACTAATTTTAACCAAAAAATCATAACCATTGAATAAAAAAAGAGATAACACTGAGGATAACACAAAAGAATCCCATGACACGTTTGGTGCACTAAATGTTTTTTCCCATGTAATAAATCTGCTACTAAGAAGAATTATACCTCCTAAAATAATAACCATTAAAATGGAAATAGTATTGGACACTATTTTAGATGTTTCAATTCCCATATAATTGATAAAACTCATTAGACAAAGTAAAAAAATAGAAAATGATTTTTGAAAAAACGTTGAATCTTTAAATTGTGATAAAGTGCCTATTGATGTTAAATATTTAGAAATTGAAATTACTATTGTTACTCCAGATAATATAGCAAAAAAATAAATAAGATATAATATGAATTGTCCTGTTAATTCGCCCATTGTACTTTGAACCGCTAAGTATTCGGTAATACTGGATTTAAATCTACTATAAATTTCCACATAACAAAATCCCATTATTAGACTAATAAACGCTACAACTAATAATGCTAATAATGATTGATTTCCACCATATTTAATAGACTTGCCGAGAATTACAAAAATTCCAGCACCTATAATATTTGCTAATCCCATAAGAATTAGATCTGCTAAAGTTAATATTCCTTTTTGATCATTTGTTTTACTATCATTTGTTTTACTATCACTTGAATTACTATCAATTGATTTATTATCATCTGTATTATTTTGTGAAGAATATTGTGTTGACATCTTATATAAATATTGAATATTTAATTATATAAGATACTAAAGTAAGACACGTCAAAGTTAGATTGGTCCTGTGAATGGCGAATTTTGACGAGCGCCATATCCTAAAGAAAAAAGACTGTTATAGAAACCAGCAAGATTTCCGTTATTTTGTCTCATATAGTAAGCAGCCATACGTCTTGTAGAACCACCACCTGCACCACTGTTACCACATGCAATAATGGAACCTAATGTTCTATATCCGTTACATGCCGAGATTCTGTATGTTCTGATATTACCGGTACTACCTCCCATTTATATTTTAACGCAATATAAAAATATTAAAATCCTAAATATTAATTAATAAATAATATCCATGGTATCCTATAGCCGCCATACCACACATTATTAGTAATTCAAAATATTTTCTTGAAGTTTCTTTTCCATAATATCCAATTAGAATCATTAAGGGACCAAAAATAAATACATGAAGCAGATTTACCCAAATGCTACTACCTTTCAATAATTTTGCGTAAATTTTGTATGAATGATATAAGATTACTATTATGCCTAAATAAAATAAGAAAGGATACATTATAGGATTAATAGTAGTACCATTTATACCAACATATAAAAACAAACCTCCTACAAATATTATATGAAATAGATGAACAAATACTTCACTATTCATTATAATTATTAATATATTTTCTTTTATAATTTTATAATGGATAGTACAAATATGTATAAAAGCGTCCAACATTCCCAAATGGGTGGCAAAAAAGTAACTCGTAAAGTTATTATTAAACATGGAAAAGGAAGTAAAAGTTTATGTATTCGTAAAAACGGTAAAAACTGTTATACTAAAACAAAGAAACTAACACAAGAAGAAATCAATTTAATTCAAATGGGTAAATTCATTCCTGGTTTATTTTTAGATATTTCCTTAAAATCCAATACGAAAACACGAAAAAATAGAAATAAAAAGTAGATTTATTTATGCTTTACTATCATCGCTTTCATCACTTTCATCATCACTCTCGTCACTATCGTCACTTTCATCATCACTTTTATTATTTGATTTGTTAGTTGCTAAATGATCTAATGCACTTAATATTACCTGTTCTTGTGATGTAAGTTTTTGAAAAATCAGACATTCATCCATTTTAAAAGTGTAATGTCTATGCATAAAATTTTTACACATTATAAATACTCCATTATCTGCTATTTTAATATTACAAATAATACCTGTATAATGAAGAGGTATGTTAGTTGGATCAATTATTGGAATCCAACGAATGAATGCACCATATTTTAGATCTTTTAATTCATCCACATATCTGTACCCTTTTAATTTTTTTAAATAATTTAGGGTTTCTTCCCTTCCTAAATGTAATTCTTTTAAAATATTAAAATTGATTTCCAGTATTTTTTTTGATGTTAGATTCATTATGGTTTCATTATCTTCGTTATCTAACGCACTTACTAGTTTTTTGACATCCATTATATTATCAAAGAAAAACAATTTTAAAGTTTATTTATAATATATTAAAAATGTCTAATTTTTGGAGGATGTTTGGATATTATTTATGTGGATGTACAACTAGAATGAGACCTGCCTATTTACAATTACGTTTAAACAAAGATAAAAATAAAAAAAATTATATTGATATATCCGATTATGATTATGAATTTAATGGGTTTTCACAGTTAAATCAAAATAATAACATATAACATATAAAATATAAAATATAAAATATAAAATATAAAATATAATTTCTATAAAGTATTATTAAGTTGTTCGTTGATGTAATAATCCGTTATTGCTTTGTCAATAAGGTTATTTACCTTTGCTTCGGCAACTGCATATACTTCACATCCTTCGTATGATGGTATACGATTTCCATCTATTTTATTATATGAATAGTCTCCTTCTCGCAACTGTATATCTCCATCATATTTTCTCTTTAATGACATATATGCCAATGCTAAATCAGTATAACTTACAGACCTATCATCGTACAACCCATCATTAGATAATTTGTAAAATAAATAGGGGGGATGCATGTACGTATTACATTGATCCCAATAATGAAATTCCGATTCATAATAATATCCATCATCATCTACTTGTATTTCATAAGTTATTACACCATTACGTGAAATCGGTTCTGGTACTTCATATAACCGACGCTGAAACCAGCGAAAAGCAGTTAAAATATTATCTTCTCTTATATCTTGTGAAGATATACTGATATTATCGTCAGTATCATCATCATTTGCATCATCATTTGATGATTGTACAGTCATAGCAGTTCTACAAAAAGGACAACCAAACCCATTAATTGATACATTTTTCATCAAACAACCACAATGAAACGTATGTCCACACTCCGTAGTTACCTTATTAAAATTTGAGTCAATCGTTTCTAGACAAATAGGGCAATCAGTCATTGTATTTAAAAATTAAAAAGTATATACAAATAATAATGAATATTTGTATATATTTATGAAGTAATTCAATTTTTTTTGTTTTTATTTATAGTTTTACCATCCAAATGCTGAGCCAAAACCACCCATTCCAGAATTTGCAGCCATTGGTTCAGTCATATCACTTCCTGGATTTGATGCTCCTATAAGTGGTGTACTATCTTGTTGATACATTTGATTGTAATCTGGTAATGATTGAGTTTGTGTAGTTTGAGCAGGAGGAAGAGAATTTATAGAAGTTGAACCTCCTAATGATTGATTCATTGCTGCTTGATTTTGAGATATTGGCTGAGATACCTTTACATTACCGTTTTTACCATTTTTTTTTGTATTTTTTGGTCCATTCCACAATTCCATTAATCTATCAAATAGAATAGAAACTTTTTCACCTAGTTTTGTTTGTAATGCGGTCAAAATTAATGTTAAAGGTAAAATTGCGTGAATTACAGTCCAATCAGGGTACTTTTCTCCACTATAGGTAGGAACATAAGTTATTATACGATGAATAAAAAATATTCCTAAAAATATTACTAATAATTGTATTACAACTTCTGCGGTTATCTCTAAACTACCTTTCTCATCGTCTGCTTCCGGAATATATTTTTGCATAAATTTATTTAATATTACGATGGGTATTAATGCTAAAACAGTATATTGAATAATATTTAATAGTTCTCCCTTAGAATCTTGATCAAAATTAAAAACATATTTAAAGAAACCAGGTTTTCCATTACTTGTTTTTGATAATTCATCCAAACTTTCCATATGATTTATATATAGAAATAAAAAACGACGAATTATGTTTAGTTAAAAAACAATTAAAGATAATTCTAAATATTTATAAAAATGGAACATGTTGTTGAAGAGTATTTACGAAATGTACAAAATATTTCACAAAAGACAAACACAGATAAAATTGATTCAAATATAACGAAAAATATATCCGAAAATATATTTTCAAATATAACAAAGTATAGTCATGAGGAGTACCAGTATTTAAATTTAATTCAACATATTTTAGAGAATGGATTCTTAGAAGAGGGACGAAACGGTTCTACTCTAAGTATTTTTGGTAACACTATGAGATTTTCTCTAAAAGAAAAAAAAATACCTATATTAACTACTAAAAAATTATCTTGGAAAGTTTGTTTGAAAGAGTTATTATGGTTTATAAGTGGAAAAACAAATAACAATATTTTAAAAAATCAAAACGTTACTATTTGGGATGGAAATGCTTCTCACGATTTTTTAAATTCTCGGGGACTAGGTCATTATTCAGATGGCGAATTAGGACCAATTTATGGTCACCAATGGAGAAATTTTAACGCAACATGGGAAGGTGACATAGATTATACTGGGAAAGGTGTTGATCAACTACAACAGATTATTGACATATTAAAAGATCCCAAACAACGAAATAGTAGGAGATTAATTATGACTGCATGGAATCCTTGTCAACTTAATCAAATGGCTTTGCCACCATGTCATATATTGTGTCAATTTAATGTTCATAATGGTAATCAATTATCTTGTGCGTTGTATCAAAGATCAGGGGATGTTGGATTAGGAGTACCATTTAATATCGCTTCTTATTCATTTTTAACCCATTTGATTGCTAAACATTGTGATCTTGAAGCATCTGAATTTATATACTTTTTAGGAAATGCACATATATATCAAGAACATATAGAACCACTAAAAACGCAACTACTTAATGAACCATTTTCTTTTCCAACTCTTGTAATAAAAGATACTAAATCTAATATTAATGATTATGAGTTAGATGATTTTGATGTAATTTCTTATAAAAGCCATGAATCAATTAAAATGAAAATGATAGCATAAATTAATGTACAAATTTATCTACAAATCTATGAATAATAAAATAATATAAAAATATTATTTGTAATTAAACAATGAATAATATTTTTAATGAAATTAATCCACCTATTATTACTGCAAGTGGATGTTGGGCTTCAACCGAGGAACAAATATTAAAATTAATGACAACTAACATCGGTGCTATTTGCTTAAAAACTTGTACTTTAGAGTCAAGAGATGGAAATCCTGAACCCACATATTATACTAATGGAGGTTTTACATTTAATTCAAAAGGATTACCAAATCCAGGTTATAGTTATTACAGAGACATTTTAATTAAATATAACGTAAATAATAACAAACCTTTTTTTATATCAATTGGTTATGAATCAAATGATAATTGTCTATCCATTTTAAAAGATTTACAAACTATAACAAAAAAACAAATTTTTGTAGAATTAAATATGAGTTGTCCAAACGTAAAAAATAAAACAGTACCTGCTTATAATATTGATATTTTAAATAACTTATTGTTTAATTTAAAGGAATTCAATAATCAAAACAAAATTATCATTGGTATTAAATTACCACCTTATTTAGATACTAGTTTTATACATAAAGTTTGTGATATTTTGAATAACCATTTAAGTGTAAAATTTATAACAATGTGTAACTCAATTCCTAACACAGTATATATAAAAGATAATAATTATGTTCTAAATACCATTATGGGAGGTATGTCTGGTAAGGCTAATAAATATGTTAGTTTGGGGTCAATATTACATTTCAAAAAAAAATTAGATAGTTCAATAGTAATTATAGGTTGTGGAGGTATATCAGATGTAAGCGATATAGATGATTACTTTATGTGTGGTGCAACGTATGTACAAATTGCTAGTTGCTTTTATGAAGAAGAAACAAATTCATTGAATTTAGAAAAAATAAATAATTTGATTGAAAAATATAAAATTAAAATTGCTAATGCGTAAGTAATTAAGGAAACAAAATATTCAATTATAATATTAAATGAGCGGTAGAGCATTAGCATCAGCACAAAATAGAAGAGGTCAAGCACCCCCTATTCAACAACCTCAAAGAGGTCCTCAACCATCTATAAATTCAGCCCAAATGTTTGCAAATCAAGCAAGACCAGGAGCGGGTCCTAATATTCCTCCAGGTAGATTAGCAGCACAACAACTACAACAATCTCAACAATTTTCCTCTCCTCAAGTTCAAAGTCAAAATCAAAAGGATGGTTTAGCATCTATAAGTAAAATGACAATTGCCCAAGCAATTACACTTATAACTCTTAGATTAGGTGCCGTTGAATCAAAAATAATGAGTGCTGACTTCAATCCTAGTACCGATTTTATGTCTGGAGAAGGACATGAAAATATGGTATTATTAGATAAAAAAGTATTAGAATCAATCACTAGTAGATTGGAATCATTAGAAAAACGAGGTACTACAAGTGTAGGTACATCTGGTACTGGTTCAAATGGAGACGTAATGTTACTAAAACAACAAATTGAAGTGTTAAAACCTTCTATTGTACAAAGTAAAAATGCAATTTCAGTAGCAGTAAAAGAAAATAAAGAATTAAAGGCAACAGTAGAGACATTACGTAAAGAATTAAACGAAACGAAAGAGTTATTAAATGCAGTACATCATTTAACAATGGATAATAGTCAAAAGATATTAGGTTTTGCAATGATGAATGGAGAGGAATTTGAGGGTCAATTTAGCGGCGAATTTAATGAAGAAGTATTAGATGCGAATAATTCAGTTTTAGAAGATGCCGATGAAATTGCCTATTTAGATAACGAAGGTGAAAATCAAGAAATAGTTGAAACAAATTTAAAGGAATTAATTGAAAATGAAATAAATAGTAGCAATTTATAATTTAATATTTATTAAATTAGTTTAGACAAAAATAAAGATTATAACTATAAATATTAAATGATTAATGAAGAGATATTATTTTCAGAATATGAAACATCAGAAAAAATATTAAAAAAAATATCTGAGGGAAAATGTGATGACATTTTTGAGGGGTTGTGTAAAATAAAAAATAATAATATAGTTATTGAATACATATATTTCAAGCATTTTGCTACAAAGGAAACCTATCAGATAATTACGCATCTTATAACTAACAAAATAGATAAGATATTAACAGAACATACATTATTTACAGTACATGCGAATATGAAGTCTTTATCTATGGCTGAAGTAGATAAACATAAAAACTATATTTATTTTATTTCGGCTTATTTAAAAGATAAATATCCCAACAAGTTATCAAAATGTTATATATATAACTCTCCATATATTTTTTGTCAAATCTACAATATTGTTAGTTTGTTTATTGATAAAGAGACACTAACAAAAATAAATATAATTTCTTGAAAAATATAATTCTATAGAAATATTTTGAAAATAAAGATATTAAAACTAATAAACAAATATAATTATGCGTTTAGAAATAGATAATAAGCAAAAATTAGATATATTTGTATCATTATTTAATATATTAAAAAATTGGGGATCTTTTATAATTATTCATTTTGAAAAAGACCATGTATATATTCAGTCAATGGACAAAAGTCATATTTGTTTAGCGAATATCCATATATCTTCTGCATGGTTTTCACAATATGTTAATATATGTAGTACAAAAATAGTAGTTGAATCTACAAATTTTGCTATGTTGATGAATTGTGCGTTAAAACATGATAAAACAGTTATAAAATTTGATGAAACAATTGATCCAGATAAAATAAATATTGATTGTTTAAATTCAAAGGAACATAAAGGATGTTTTGATCATTTTTTTGAATTGTCTTTGGTAGATATGGATGAAGATAATTTTGAAATACCTGAAGTAGAATATGATATAGAGTTTTTTATTGATTCAAAAAAGGTAGTAGAACTAGTAACGGAATTAAATGCGTTTGGTTCAAATTTGAATATAATAGCAAATGCAGATTTATTAGAGTTTAAGGCAAGTGGTGATTCAGGTAAACTAACAGTAAATATTCCAATTGATGACTTAGAAGAGTACACAATATCTGAAGATACAAACTTATCTTTAACATATAGTTTATCCCATTTATCTAAATTATGTGTATCAAACAAATTAAGTAATAATATTTATATTGCTATGAGTAATGATTTTCCTATGTTATTAAAGTATAATTTAGGAGATGAAAGTAATGTATCATTTTATATTGCTCCAAAAATTTCAGATTAAATACAAAGAAGGAATCTCGTTTACAGGGATAAAATAAATTATTATTTTTTATAAAATAATGTTAAAAATAATAATAGGTGTTTTTATATTTTGTGTTATATTATTCTTCTATTTACATATTCAGTTTCATTTAAAAACTAGTGATGATTTAGAGATATATGAAATAGATCAGGCTTCAAAAGATAAAATGGAAGAAATATGTGATTTAAGGCAGCCGGTTTTATTTGATTGTGATGGTGATGGTGAAAAAATAATAAGTAGTACTAACAAACAATTTTTATTAGAAAATTATCCAGTTTTTGAGATAAAAATAAGAGATACTAAAGAGAAAGATTCAGAACTAGGTTTATCTGTTCCACTTCAACTGCAAATGTCAAAAAAATTATTTGATGAAGATAAAAATGGTATATATTTTAGCGAAGGTAATCAAGATTTTTTGACAGAAACAGGAGCAATAAAAAATATGTCATATAATGATGAATTTTTAAGACCCTATTTAGTGTCAAATTGTAATTATGACGTGATGTTTTCTTCAAGTAATACAGAGACGCCTTTTAGATATGAATTAAATTATCGTAATTATTTTTTAGTGACTCAAGGTTCAATAAAAATAAAATTATCTCCTCCAAAAAGTTCAAGATATCTCTATCCGATAAATGATTATGAAAATTTTGAGTTTAGATCTCCAATAAATCCATGGGATCCTCAGGTAAAATTCAAAGCAGATTTTGACAAAATAAAATGTTTAGAGATAGTATTAACTCCAGGTAATTTTTTATTTATACCCGCATATTGGTGGTATTCGTTTAAATTTGGTGAAAATACAAGTGTTAGTTGTTTTAGATATCGTACATATATGAATAATATAGCAATTTCTCCCAATATTTTCATGTATGCTTTACAAAATCAAAATGTGGAACGAAAGATAGCAAAAAAAATAGATATTAAGCACTTGCAAGAAAAACCGGTAGTAGATGAAGTTGAAGAAATGGATCAAGTAAATAATAATGAATATTCAAATGATATTCCTGAAATATTAAAGACTCCAAATATTCCGGAGCCTTTGCCGCAAGATTTGAATTTAAGTTTAGGTAATGGTATGGAGATAAATAATGATAATCTGGAGACAGTGGGTTCAAATAGTGCGGTGTAATGGGGGGCTGCTACATCGCCCTACATAAATTAATAGAATACTAAATTTATTTATGTTTCATCCCTACATCTATGTAGCATCAATATATTCCGATAAACCAGTTTAAAGATTGCATCACATATTATTCAATATATGACCATCTATAAGATTCACATTGATCATAGAAATTATGCCACATGGACAGTTTTTAACGCCACCACATTAGAAACTTCTAACCTTCATAATTTCAAACCAGACGATCATAAACTTTTCTCTAATGATGTATTTACATTCAACAAAGGCAATGTTGATATCGTACATTCATCCATACGATCATCCGGAGATATACCCGCCGTTCTCATATTAGCAGATAACAAAACCTATGGACGAGATAAAACCTCTAAACATGGAAAATTATTGTATAAATGTATACCTGATGATATACGATTACCTATATTTTTAGTACCATATGACATCAAACATATCGGATTCTCTAAGGTTTTATCCAACTTATATGTTACTATTAACTTTCATCATTGGGATGAAAAACACCCCAGAGCCATATTATCTCAAAATATTGGACCTGTTGATATTCTTGACAACTTTTATGAATATCAATTATACTGCAAAAGCCTTCATGCTTCTATTCAAAAATTTAATAAAGATACTAACAAAGCCATTCAAAATAAAGCATCTTCACATGATACTTTTATTGAAACCATTTCTAATAAATACAAACCTATTCAAAATAGAACTGATTGGAAAATATTTTCTATTGACCCCGCTACCAGTCTTGATTTTGATGATGCTTTTAGCATTACAACTAATGACAAAGGCAACACTTTATTAAGTATATATATTGCTAATGTTACCATACTATTAGACTCACTTTCTTTATGGAACAGTTTCTCCAGACGAATTTCCACAATTTATTTACCTGATAGAAAAAGACCTATGTTACCCACTATTTTATCCGACTGTCTATGCTCTCTTCAAAAACATGTACGACGCTTTGCTTTTGTTCTTGATATTGAAATTGATACCAATTATAATATTGTTTCTACTAATTATTCCAATTGTCTTATCAAAGTTTTTAACAATTTTTCTTATGAAGAATCTTCTCTACTTAATGATCCTGATTATCAAAAATTACTTACCACTGGACAACAACTCAACCGAAAATATAAATATATTTCTAATATTAAAACTAGTCATGATATCGTTTGCTATTTGATGATACTTATGAACTATAATTGTGCACAAAAATTACTTGAACATAAAAACGGAATTTTTCGTTCCACAATTATTAAACAAAATATAGTACTACCTACATCTTTACCTGATGATGTCACTCAATTCATCAAAATTTGGAATAGCACAGCCGGACAATACATTGATATCAGTAAAGAAACCATATTTAGACATGATTCCTTAGAACTTGACTCTTATATTCATATTACATCTCCTATACGCAGACTTGTTGATATGCTTAATATTATCAAATTTCAACAAAATTTTAATATTATCACACTTTCACCAGAAGCAGATTTATTTTATAACAAATGGATAAGTGAACTTGAATACATCAATGTCACTATGAGAGCAATCAGGAAGGTGCAAAATGATTGTACTATTTTAGATATGTGTTATAACCAACCAGAAACACTTGATAAACATTATGAAGGTTTCTGCTTTGATAAGTTGGTACGTAATGACGGACTTTATCAATTTATGGTTTATATACCCGAAATTAAACTTACCACTAGAATTACATTGCGAGAAAATCTTGACAATTTTGAAAAACGAAATTACAAATTATTTTTATTTAATGATGAAGAAAAATTTAAAAAGAAGATTAGATTACAACTCGTAGAATAACACATTTACAAAACAATATAAAGATAAACATATTAAATAACACATTATGGATAAGACTAATAAATCTAATTTTAGTACCTTACTTGGAGAAGCAATGTTTGAATCTAACTACTCAGAAACACAATCCATAAGACCTATATCACCAGTAAGAAAGGAAGTTTGTACTCATAATGTTAAACCATTACCTCAAAGTGTTAACCCATTGTTGCATCAAAGTATTAACCCGTTACCTCAAAGTGTTAAACCATTACCTCAAAGTGTTAACCCATTATTACATCAAAGTGTTAACCCATCATCTCAAAATAATTCAATTGTATCCGTTGAACCTACAAAAACTATTAAAGTGCAAGAATCTGTTGAAGATGTTATGAAGGATCTTGAACAAAGAATCAATCCTAAGACTATACAAGAAGGCATGATTTTATTAAATGAATCTGTTAAACAAAACAATCCATCTTTAATACTTGAACCAATGCTAAAAGGAGCCGAAGAATTTAAAGAACGTATGGGAAGAAATATGACTTATTCAGAAATGAGAATGATGTGGGGTTAAAATATATTTATATATTATAAATGAAGTTTTATAAAAAACATAAAACACGCGGTAAACGACGGGGTAAAAAAACGTATAAACGTTCAATTATTAGAAGAACTATTAAGCAAAGAGGAGGATGACAAGTACCTTCATTTTTAATACCACGTGAAACGATAAATGAACAAAATAAAAAACAACGTTCGGTAATGTTAGGAGGAGGATGAACCGATATAGTTCATCGTGTTTAAAACATATATTTTATTTCTGGAGTGATATTGTTTTTTGACAATTAATAAAAACAATTGAAAAATGAAATAATTAATTACTATTATAATTAATTATTTTCTAATTAATACAATTAAATTATAAAAATAAATTATTAAGTTCATAATATAATGGATATTTGTGTAATACCTCAAGAACAATATAAATTAATTTTGAAACTAACAATTTTGTCACTAGGTTCTTCATGTTATGCTATATATAATGGATATTACGTTATAGCACTTTGTCCAGGTGGAGTATTTTTAACATCTGTAAACTATTGGAGAAAACCAATAAATTGTTGGAGACGAAACTTAGATGTTACATATGTTCATCTAGCACTTATGTATCAACTTTATAAAGCATATAGGGCGCAATATATGAAAGAATATTATATATTAACGTTAATAGGAATTTTATTTTATAAGTTAGGTATTTATTACTATAATAAAAAACTTTACTGGTACTCAACTTATTCGCATTGCATGCTCCACATTATGTGTAATATTGCAAATATAATTTTATATTCAGGTCAAATTGAGTAATTTTAATTTATTATATTTGAATCTTTATGTATAGCAACCTCTTTTGATACATTACGAATTACTTTTTTCAAATTATTGCGTTGTTCTTCTATTGTTGAACCACTCATTGTATTAAAAATTAATTTATTATATTTATCATTTTGTTTTGATTCAGGATCATTATAGTAAGGATTCTCTTTTTGCCATTCTCTGATTTGTTTTATATTTTTGTTTCCAATAATTTTGATTGCGGTACATAATATAGATTTTTCATCATCTTCTTTAAACCACATATTTTTATTTTTGATATAAAGCACTTCACGTTTTACATCACTACAATGAATAGGACGTTTATGTACATCTAATCCATTTAATCCATTTACAAAAATTCTGGATATGCCTTCTGCATAACCTAACCTACCCGTTTCTTCTAAATCCGTTAAAGTAAGTTCTAATGAATCAACAAAATCAACCAAATTTATGGCATCTTTGCATTTTTCATTTAAAAATAGATTTAAGTTGAATTGATTATTTGTAGTGTTGTTAGTTATACTCTTACCTTCTTTTGCTAACTCAATGATTTTTGAATTATTATCTAATAATTTACTATTTTGTTCAGTTAAACTTTCTATAATAGTTTGCTGTAATTTTTGATTTTCTTGTAACAGTTTTATTACGAGTTCTTTAGTAATAGGAATATCTTGTTCTATATCATCATCTTTTAGTTGTACATCTTTACAAATTTTTTTATGTTTGCTTAAAGATGAAGCGTGTTTATAGTTTTTTCCGCAATAACATACAAATTTGTTAGTATCTAAAATTTCGGCGTTTTTGGCGTCGCCGGAGTTAGTCTTAGTTAGCCTTCGGTGTTTATGGGTTAAAATATGTCTCTCCCAATCACTATGTTTACAGCATTTGAAGTCACAGTTTTTACAGAAGAAAAAACCGGCGTTTTTTGGCGTAAAATAGTTAGCCATTCGTTGCCTTAAATTAGCCATCGAAAAAGTTTTAAATGATTTTCTTTAAAAAATTAAAAAAATTATCGTAACACAATTTTATCTTTTTTTTTCAATTTTTAGAGCATCTCAGTCACAAACCCTCGAAAAAATGGTCTTTTTCGAAACTTTTTTCAGATTTTCGAAATTGGACATTTTTAAAATGTCCAAAATTGATTTTTCGAAAAAACTTTTAGGGAAAATCTGTTACTGACACTAAACCTCCATTTTTTGCACAATTTTATTCAGTACAAATATCATTTAGAAATAAAAAATATAATTATTACCATAAAAAAAAATAAAAATTATGGATAAATATACACATAATTTTCTATTACTTATATATAATGAATAGTACAGAAATTGGTACAATGAACAGAAACGCGGTTACCATATTAACAAGGGGTTATACTGATAATGATAAATATTTATCGTTAATAAACCGTAATAAAGGTATTAGTAAGCATTTGGATGACAAAAGTACAGATATTTTGATATTTCATGAAGGTAATATTACCGAATCTCAACAAATATTCATAAAACAACAAACACCTGAATTAAAAATTATATTTGTAAATGTAACGGAACATGCTTTCAAAAAAGAATATGAAATACATAAATGGTATGAACCAACTAATCTACCAATATTTCCAATGGGTTATAGACATATGTGTCATTTTTGGTTCATAGATTTTATCAAATTTTGTGATAACTATGATTACATAATTAGAATAGATGAAGATTGCTTTATAGATTTTAACATTGATGAGGTATTTTCTTTATTACGTGATAAATTGTTAGTAGCAGGTACAATTGATCGCGATGATGAATATGTTACACATGGTTTAAATGATTTTACTTTACAATTTTTAAGACAACATAATTTTAGAGATTTAAAACCAAAATTACCATCAGGACCATATACAAATATATTTGCTTTAAATTTATTAAGAGTAAGAAGTAATGTTTTGCTACAGAAATATATGGAAGCGATAGATAAATCCAATAATATTTACATTTATAGATGGGGTGATTTACCATTATGGGGGGAATCAATGCATTACATATTTTCACCAAATGACGTTTTAATTACTCCAAAAATAAAATACTTTCATGGTAGTCTTAGAAAATATGTAAATGGATCATCTGAACAGATTAAACAAATGGTAGATATCGTGTATAAAAATGAAATTGAATCTATTAAACAAAAACAAAAAGAACATGAAATAAAGAAAAAAGCATTCAAAGAAAAATATAAAAAAATAATATCAAATACAGCACAATTATTGATACAAAAAAAAGTAAAAAATAATAGATTTAAACTATTATAAGTATTACAGATTTTTCCAAAAATACATGTAACATCAATTAAGTACACTCATTATATAACGGTTACAATATAGTAATTAGTATTTAATTATTAATTTTGTTAAAAATCAATTTAACAAAATAAACGCACTCATAATAATAATATTAAATTTTGTATAACTACTAATATTTATACATAAAGTGATTGATTTGTTGCTACATATTTTAATGTTAGTTGTGGAATTTCTTTTAATATTGATAAAAATTCCATATCGCCTAAATATTCCGCTATTTTTTCCATTTCTGATGTAATATTATTTATCTTCAAAATAGCCTTAACAAATTCGCCTAAAAATATTTCTTTACTAATAGATATTTCATGCAATAATCGCTTGCATTGTTCATCATTTTCACATTCACACCATCTAATAGTAGAATCAATAATATCAAAGTGCATACTATAGTCAAAACCGGTATCTATACCTTTTTTCATTTCTAAATCATATTGATTTTTATAATTATCGTAAAGTTCCAATATACAAGTTTGTACTTCTGAATAATCAGATACAGGACTAACATAACGTTTTTCTTCAGGAACATTAATATTTGTAAAACAACTTAGAATACCTGCTAGTTCTTTTGCTGTAAATTTGTTAAATCTTCTACTTTCAATCATATTTGCGAATATTAAACAGTTAATCTCTCGTAAATGACTTGCTAAATGTCCTTTCAAAGAGAGAACATATTTACCTTCCTCAAAAACAACAAATTTTAAATCATCTAATAAATCTATAACAAGTTTAATATTTGTATTTAATGTATTTTCTGTCTTCATTAATTCATCATTTATTATTGAGATTTCATCACGTTTATTGTTGTATTTTTTTATAATTTCTACGTCACTCATGACTGTTTTGTACTTATCCATTATTTGTTTGATTCCTCTTTCTGCCTCTTTTCGTTTTTTGTTAACGCTTGCAAGTTTTACTTTATTTAACTCAATAAATTCCTCAACCACGTCTATAGGTGTTCTGCAATTTACTCTAACTAAACTCATATTATCTAATTCAGTTGTTAGTTTAGATATTTGGTCATAGTACACCTGCATTTGTCCATCAATATCACCTTGTATCATGCTACGTTTAACAAATTTGGAATAATCAGTTTCTCCAATATCTATTAAATTTAATAACAAATTGTATGATATTTTGAACTTAGAAACTAAAGTTTGAGGTTTTCCTTTCATTATTGTTTTAAGTGTAATAGAATCAATTTGTTTGAATAAGTTAGTTAGATGTATAACATGCCCAATTGTATCAATACCTCTTCTTCCTGCACGACCAGCCATTTGAGTATATTCATGGGAATAAAAAGGTCGCATACAATTACCGTCAAATTTATTAACATCGGTAAATAGTACAGTTTTAGTAGGCATATTAATACCAACAGCAAAAGTTTCTGTAGCAAATAATAATTTAATATATCCTTTTGCAAATAACATTTCTACCATTTCTCTTAAAATAGGCATTATTCCAGCATGATGTATAGCAATTCCTTTTTCTAAAAGAGAAATCATATTCAAATATTCTGGTAAATTCAAATATTCTTGGTAATTTGGCAATTTACGAATGATTTGTTCACATTCTCGTCGTACAATATATGGAACTTTTGAATCATCTTCAAGCAAATTTGTAGTAATTTCTTTAGCGCATTGTTCTAGTGCTTTTCTAGACAACACAAAACATATAGCAGGTAACATATTGTTATCAACCATATGTCTAGAAACGGTATTTAATACATGTTGGCGTTTAACATAATGATTTTTGTTTTCAAATATGTCTAAAACCTTTTTAACCCTTTGATAATTTGAATCATTGAAATTACCTTTTGCATCTTGTAAAACATGTAATGTGTTAGTTGTTTTCATGATTTCCATTTCTAATGCTTTATCTTTTAATACTTTAAATAAACCCTGAGTACACGTAATAAATGAATAGTGAGTTAATGGTACAACCCGTTCATATGTAGTAGTCAAATAAACAATCTTATCAGGTTTAGAAAGTAATTCTCCACGCGTTTCACACCATAACGCAAATTTTTCAGGGGCATCTAATGTAGCCGATAACATTACCATTTGAACATGATTTGGTAACATCATTATAGTTTCCTCCCATACTTTACCTCTATCTAAATCATTTATATAGTGAATTTCATCAAAAACTACACATGCTAATTCAGAATCAAAATTCATATCAAACATCGTTAATGTGTTTTTTGTATCTTTACTTTTTTTAGAATAAAGTGTATTCAATAATATTTCAGTAGTCATAATCAAAACATCTGCTTCAGGGTTCGTTTTAATATCACCAGTTAAAATTCCAAATGAAATATTAGGAAATTTTTTAGAAAATTCATAAAATTTTTGATTACTAAGTGCTTTAATTGGAGATGTATATATAACTTTTTTGTTTTGTGAAACAAAATGTTCTATCGCAAATTCGGCAGGCAATGTTTTTCCCGAACCAGTATGTGCAGTTACAAGAATGTGATTTCCTTCAACAATTGATTGAATAGCATATTTTTGAAAAGAACTCAATGGAAATGGGTACTTTTCAAAATATTGTTCGTAACCAGTATTATTTGGATATACATTAGAACAGATTTTTACCATTATAATTATATCATATTACAAATAATCTTTAATATTGTAATATATAGTATATTAAAAGTAATAAAAAAAAAAATTGAAACCTTATTTAAACATTTTTTTAAAATATATTAAAACCAATAAGCAGTATATAATTAATAAAATGTCAAAACGATCAAATATTAACGTAAAAGGAACCGTAAGCAATTTATTGGATGAAGGTTTTGATGACATATCATCTCTAAAGGAAATCACAGATAATTCTGATGGTGCTGGAGCCAAACGCATACGTTTTTATCTAGATGTAAAACGAGTTACATTATATGTAATAGATGATGGATGTGGAATGAACAAACGCGAATTGGTAAGATTAGCGACATTGAATGACAGAAAAGAGATTAGTGAAGTGAAACAAGGCAAATACGGACAAGGAGTTAAAATAGCCTTTGCTTATCTTACTCAATTAAAAGGAAAAGTTACTGTTATATCTAAGAGTAACAATTACAATCATGAATCGGAGGATTCTATAAATCAACTTGTAATTGATTTTCCTGAAGTGGTTGAGAATAATGGAGAATATAACTTTCCTGCTGAAACAGCATGTACCCCAAATAAAAATCTTTGGACAAAATATTCAAACTCATTTAGCGAAAATATACCTGAAACAGGAACGTTGATTAAGATTGAAATGGATAAGCGAAAATTTAAAGAATTATATAATCGCGTAGTATCTACTGAGATTCCTAGTAGTATACTATATGAAGTAGGCGTGATCAACTACGAGTTTCTAAGCCATGAAAATCATGAAATTATCTTTGCTTTTCAACAAATCACTAAAAATAATGAGCCTGAAATATCACTTGAAAAAGAATTAGATTTAGAAAATATTGATAATGAAATAAATGATGAAAATAATGACTCTAGTGAGCCTGAAATGGATGATAATCGCCAAGTAATACCAATACAAACTTTTGATGAAAAAACGTGGGATGTTGAATGCGAAGAAGAATATACAGAATACCATGTTTTGGGTATATGTCCTTTAGGAGATGTAACCAATGCAGATGTGAAAAAATATAAATGCACAGTAATTCAAAATGCGGTAGGAGATATAAATACTATAGTTGAGTTACCCGGAGGGCATGCGGCTATTACAGAAGAAAATTTATATAATTTAACAAAAAAACCAAAGATTTTGCCAGGTGGCGTTGACGTTGTATCAACATTGTTCCATTCAAGTGTGTTAGGCAGTTTTGATATCTATCTAGCGCATAACGAGGATTGGGTAGATTACCACAAGTCATCACTAGCATATATACTAGGATGTGAAGAACACGAAGTACCAAAGAAACCTACATTTACCTCTAAAGATCCTAATCATAGCAAATTATTATCACAAATTAAAGGTCATTACTATTTGAGATCCGGTGTTTGTGCTCTAAATTCAAGATTAAAGTCAAAACACACTGCTGGTGGAGACCGTGAAAAAAATAAATTTGAAGAAAATATTATTGTTATAACAAAATATCCATCATCGTTGGATAAAGTTTTTGGAGTCACTGTGAAAAAATATAACACAATTGAAGAAATTGTGCATATCAGTGTTAGAAATATTATTTATTGGCTCAAAAAAAGATGGGCTACAGACTATAATAATGAACTAAAAAATGAAAAAAAGAAGAAGGAAATTGAAATGGGTAGAAAATTGCTTCTTGAAAAACAGGAAAAGGAACGATTAGACAAAGAACGTTTAGAAAAGGAGCGATTAGAAAAAGAGCAATTAAATAAAAGTTCATCAACTAGTTTAACGGGTTCATCTGTCCCCATGGAGATAACTGATTCGTCTTCAGAGTCAGAGGGAGAAGACGCAACTGAAGTAGTTGATATTGGAACTATTCAAACTACTAGAAAAAAAAGAAATACAAACGTTGCTGTATATGTTCAAAAAAAAGCAGTTTGTGATCATTTAAAAGATTGGTTCAATAAAAAAGTACACATAACTGAATTATTGAGTATTGTTAATTTTATGTGCAAGTCGTACGAATTGTATAAAAAATCTATTATTGATTCTGCGCTAAACATAATACCTTTGGCAAGCAAAATAGATCATCTGATTTTAGAGATGAATGACCGTTATTCATCGGACAATGATCATGTTAGTTGTGGTTCAGACTTTGCAAGAGAGTATAAACGATGTATTGAAGATCAAAATTAAACATAGTATTTGTATTTGTATTTGTATTTATATTTTGTAAATAATTATATTTTTTAATGATAATTATTTATAAATAACTTTTATTAATATAGACAATGATTACTAACAAATATGAATTTATAGAAAAAATAAATAGTGGTTCATTCGGTTCTATATATAAAGGAAAAAATAAAAGAACTGGAGAACTTGTAGCAATTAAAACTGAAATTAAAAACAACGATATAAAAACATTAAAAGCAGAAGCGAAATTGTATCAATACTTTGGTAAATTAGATGGATTCCCTCAATTAAAATGGTTTGGTACAACTAACAATATTAATTATCTAGTAATAGATTTATTAGGTAATTCTTTGAAAAATATAATAATTATTTATAAATTGTTGAGATTAAAAAGTGTAATACAAATAGGTGTCCAAATGATAAAATTAATAGAGTGTTTGCATAAAAAATATTTATTACATAGGGACATAAAACCAGATAATTTTTTATTTGGTCTAGATAACAAACTAACAAAATTACACATAATTGACTTTGGATTATGTAAAAGATATGAGTATGAAAATGGCCATATAGAAGAAAATAAAATAAGTAAAATAATAGGTACACCAAATTTTGTTAGTTTAAATGTTCATAGAGGAATTGAACCAAGCCGTAGAGATGATATAGAATCTTGTATATATATCCTATTATATTTATATTTTGGAAAATTAGAATGGGAAGAATGCAAAACCAATATAGAAATTTTTTCAAAAAAAGAAAAAATAGTAGAAACAGAGGATGTACCAATGTTTATAAAAAATTTATTATATTATGTTAGATTTTTAAAATTTAATGAAAAACCAGATTATGAGTACATAATAAATACAATGAAAAAGGTTTACACAGATAATGGTTTCATAGAAGATAATGTATATGAATGGAACTAACAACGAGGTTTTATATATTATCCATTGCATATTCAATAGCACATTCTAACTGAAATTCTTCTTCAATATCATTTTCATCTTTGTCATGCATATTCAATAATTTTGCTTTTGTTTGTTCTATCATTTTATCAAAATTTTTGACATTTTCGTTATCTTCGGAGGTTGCAGTTTGAGATATTTCAATGTAGTTTTCTTTTGTTACTTTACGGATACTTACAGTAAATGAAATGTCATTTTGGTACATAATATCTATACGTTCTTCATCATCTTCATCAACAGTTTCAATTATTATTTTATCACTGTCATAATTATTCGCCTTTAACCATTTTTCTAATTCTGTTTGATAGTAAAATACTATCCTCCAAAATGAGTTAGTAAGTTTAACTCTATAATGAGGAATTTTAAAGGAATCGTTTTGAAACATTTTCATATATAATTTAATGAATCTAAAATTAGTTTTTTTAAAATCAATTTTTTATTAAATAAGAATTTAGTGAAAATTATAGATTTATGGCCAATGATTCTAATACTAATTATATTATTTACGTTTAAAATAATATAAAGATTTCTTATATGATATAGTATAATATGTCAAACAGTACAAATTCTGTTACAACTTCCACCGGAACAACTGCTTCTGCGAGGTATACTGGTCGTGTTAAGTGGTTTAATAACAAGGCTGGCTATGGCTTTGTAACCGTTACTGATGGTCCAAAATCTGGATCTGATGTTTTTGTTCATCATAGTTCTATTCAAGTAGACGCCGAACAATACAAGTATTTGGTTCAAGGTGAATATGTTGAATTTACTCTTTCTGATACACCAAGTTCGGATCATGAATATCAAGCAGCAGAAGTATGTGGAATTAAGGGGGGCAAGTTAATGTGTGAGACAAGACGTGATGTAAAGGTTGCACGTTCACAATATCGCACATCAAAGTTTGAACAAACTCCTGAGGTTTCTCAACCTGTACAAATGCCCAAGGCTGTTCGTGCTCCCAGATCTCAACAACAACAACCTCAAGTAAAGGCTAGAGGACAAGGACCTCGTGATGATCGTGAGTGGACTTATGTTGCAAAGACTCGTAAGAATCTACCTGAACAAGATCAATCACAACAATCACAACAATCACAAACCCAGGCAAGAAGAACCTCGGGTGGAAGAGGTCAAGGTCGTAGACAAACCAGTGCACAAGAAAGCCGTTAGATTTTTCTATGATAAAAGGTAAGTATATTTTTATAAAATAAATTAATTTCATTATATTTTAAAAATTTTTATAAGTATTAAATTCAAATACTTATAAAACTAATTCTACATAAATATTAATTACCAAAAAAAACAATTTAAACCTTACTACATAAATCTAGGTATAATGAACGAAGAACTTGTCACTACATCCGAACCAGTTAACGCTATAGTTGAACAATTTAACATTATTTCAGATAGTCTAACATTATTTAAAATGCAAATAAGTACATTACAACAACAAATAAAAGGTCTTGAAAAAAATGTTAAAAAGGAATTAAAAAATATTAAAAAGGAAACTATTAAAAATAAACAAAAAGTAAAAAGAGCACCATCTGGTTTCGCAAAACCCACTAAGGTTTCAAAAGAACTATGTGAATTTATGCAGAAACCTGAAGGAACAGAAATAGCGAGAACTGAAGTAACAAGAGCATTAATAACATATATTAAAACCAACAAATTGTTACTAGAAAATGATGAAACTAAAAAGAAAATAGTTCCTGATGAAAAATTAAAGAAACTGCTAGGAATTGATAATGGCGAACTCAATAATTTAGATTATTTTAACATACAAAAATATATGAACAAACATTTTATTACAAAAAAAACTGTAGTCAATGAGAATGAGTTAAATGTATAATCTCAAGTTCTTCATCGTTATAAATTATATTTTTATTATAATTATCAATATTATAATCAAATTTTTGATCACAATTGTAGTCTTTTTTAAATTTTGTTACTAGTATATTAGAACATAATGGTAATAAAATATTATATATTTGATTTCCACCTATGACATATACCATATTATTTGAAGTTATATCTGGTAACAAAATAATCAACTCTTCTAATGTAACAAATATTATATTATTATATTTTTCATAATTATTCAAATACTTTTTTTTATCTTTTGTTAGTACAATATTAAACCTTTGTTCTAATGGTTTACAGTTAGGAAGTGACAACAATGTTTTAGAACCCATTATTACAATATTATTAAGTGTCGTTTTTTTGAAAAATGACATGTCTTTTTTTGATTTCCACGGTAGTTTTTCTTCTTTAGATAAACCAAAATTTGCATCTACTGCTACAATTCCATGTAAATTATCGTACATCTTTATATTATACATTAATATGTTATAATATCAATAAATTAATATTAATATTATTTATGAGTGAAGAGTGTACTGACATTAATAAAGACAGTTTAGTTAGTAATCAACTAACAAGTAGCATTTTAAATAATCCATTTAATTTTATTAACAATTCTGAAAAATTATCTCTTTTAATAAGAGCAAATGAAATGTTAAATATTAATAAATGTCAACAAAACGGGTTAGTATTTGTTTATAGTGCTCCTAAAGTTGGATCTACATCTATTGTTAGTTCATTACGTATTTTTGCATCCAATAAACTTGACATTATACATATACATGATGAAGAAATGCTTAATGTACTGGGTCATATAAAAGATATTACGATAAATGAATTAATATTATTTAATAAATACTTAGGTAAAAATATATACGTTATTGATGTATACCGAAACCCTATTGAAAGAAAAATATCTACATTTTTTGAAAAAATAGGTTCTTATCATTTTAACAATTCTGATAATAATGTTAATAATTACAAGTTAGATAAGATTATTCATAGATTTAATAAAATATTTCCACATATAGGTATTGGAGACCATTTTATGGACAGATATAATATTCCCATCCCCGAAAGTTTTGATTTTGTTAATAAATATTTGTTAGTTGAACATAATGGTATTAAATATCTAAAGTTACGATTAAATGATTCGCATTTGTGGAATGGTATACTAACAAAAATATTTAAAACAACAATTTGTGCAGTAAAAGATTACGAAAGTAAAAATAAAGACATAAGTAACATATATTTACGTTTCAAAAGTAATTACAAAATTCCAATTAATTTATTAAATGATGTCATGAAATGTAAGTATTTAAATTATTATTATTCTCCTGATGAAATAAATCACTACTATAATATCTGGAGTCGTAATAGTTCGCCAGAATTTATTCCATATACTTCTTCTGAATATCAGATTTATCAAGAAATTAGTTTAGAGAATTGTCATATTGATTATATTCAATTAAACCATTATATTGATGAAGGATGTTTATGTAAAGCGTGTGGAATTAAACGTACAGAAGTAGCCAATAAATTATTAAAAGGGGAAACGAATTTTGAAAGAATAGTTCATCAAAAGGCAAAAAATGACTTAATACAAAAAAAAGTAAATCAAGTAAATAAAATAAATCAAGTCATACACAACATAAATGCCAATGCACCAAAAAAAAGAGCGGGTAAAGATTTTAAGGCTGATATGTCTACACTTGTAGTGAGAAAACGATAGGTATGAGATATTTGTTAGTTTATTTAGAATATATACTAACAAATGTATAAAAGTATTCATAAAAAATAATTAATATATTACAATATTCATTTATATACATGTACAACATATAGCATATATGATATTTTTATTTTTTCATTTTTGATCTTTGGTCATCTCGTTCTTTTTCCCTTGCTAACCATGCATCTCGGTGTTGTTTTGATTTTTCCATTGCTGAATAGATTTGCAAACTGTTGTGTTCTAGCCAAGTATCCATGTCGTCGTCATATTCTTCTTCTTCGGCTAGGAAATTATTCCATTCCTCTCGTGTAATTTCTCTTTTGGCCCACTTTTCCTCCATCTCATCTCTTCTTTTGAATCTTGCATCAATTTCTTCATCAATCCGTTTTTCTTCCTCCCTCTCTCTCTCTCTCTCTTCTAATTCTCTTTCGAATTCTTCATCGCTTATCTTTCTGCGCAAATTGCACAAATATACGCAATCGTGTTTATTATCCTCAGTTACGTATAACCAGTTTGTGTAGAATTTTTCTTGCAAATAAGACACGAACTCCAGTTGATATGCTTCATTTTTTCTTGCAGATGCAGCGAGTTCCTTATCGTCTTGAGTTCCCTCAACATAGAACTCCCAGAACTTTCCTGGTGTTGCAATTAGATTGTCATTTGGGATACCATATTTTTTAGCCATACGTAAGGGATATGTTCTCTCCCATTCTGCAGCTCTTGCGAGTGCCTCCTCGTACTTTTTCTTTTTAAGAGCGATGGCTCTTTCCTTTTCTTTTTGTTCATCTTCCTTTATTTTTGCGATAACTTCTTGCGATCTTGTCTTAGATATTATGCCAGCCCAACTATTTGCTTTTTTTTCCTTTTCTTTTTCTATCCGTTCTTTCTTTGCCTGCTGATTTGCTTCCCATCTTTTGAATCTTTCTGATTCTCGCTGTCTCTCTAATTCGCGTTGTTGTCTCTCTAATTCGCGTTGTTGTCTCTCTAATTCGCGTTGTCGTTTTTCTGATTCGTATTGTTGTTGTCTTGCTTTATAAACCGAACAGTGCTTTTGGCTGTGGCCATTTTCACCACAACAAGGACAAACATATTTGAGTAATTCACTACATATTACATTACCTTTTTCATCCTTAATTTGATGATTCCATGGTTTGCGCATAGATCTGCACCATGGGCATCCAGATACGAATACTTTTTTTGAACTCATTGTTAGTGTTTGTTAGAGAATTGATCACTTTAGTGCTACGTGTATTTTTATTTTATATGATGTTTTTTATAAACAAAAAAAGTATTTCAATTTTTTTTATTTTCAGTGTAAAATACTTGCAACTAAAAATAAAATACACATGCGTTTTCATTAAATTTTTATGTATTTAATGAAAAAATACCAAGTGGTCTTAGATTCGTTAAAATTATGAATTACAATGTTATGTGAGTTATAATAGTACATATAATGTATTTACAAAGCATTTAAATGATCTTGGATTACATGTAAAATATCAATATTTCCAAATTTAAGTTCAACGATGTCAGTGCGACACATTGGGCAGGGAGGTTTTTCTGATTTGTCCTTGAGCGAAGTTGATAAATCTTTTATGCATGTGACACAATATATGTGATCGCATCCTGTTGCTATAATATCTTGTGAGTTAAACTCATCAAAACATATTGTACATTCTTTTGAAGGAGCATTATGTGGAATAGTCAAATCGTTGACTAATGATAATTCCTTAAAGTATTCAGACCCGCGTTTAACAGTCTTTGGTGCAAGATTTAAAGGACGCGGTACAAGTTCAACAACTATCCCCCCGATTCTGCGACCTGTGTTGAAGGATAACCGAAATGGTAGGTGACGCTCAAGTAATTGATTGATTTTGTTTATGTGCTCTCCTAATTCTTCATCCAATAACATATAGTGGACATCTATGTGAAAGTCGGTATTGCGAAGATGTCTATTAACGAAAGTACACACAAGTTGAATGATGTCGCATGCTGTTCTAATAAATTCTTGAGGAGACAATCGTCCATTTTGAAAATTTACAATCAGTTCGCGTAATCCAACTAGTTCATTTTTAGCGAACATGTAGTTAGTAGGAATTTCCCAGTTATACATGCGTGTGTGCTGTCTAGTAACTTGATGGTCTCTATTACCTGTTTGATTTCTTGCCATATTGACAGGGCAATTTTTATTACGTTTATTGTGCCCTTGCAATCCACATTGAGAACAACGAGTAGATCTAGCCGATGACATCTTATATATTATGTTTCAATTTGCTTTAGTTGCGAGTTTATAACCTAAGTAATTGTACAAATGATGATGTCTGTGTGGTTTAAAAAGTATTTCAATTTTTTAAATTATAGGTCAAAATATACATAACTAAAAATAAAAATATTTATTTTTAATTTACACCCTTTCTCATTTATAATGCCCAAATAATTATCGTCTTATATATTTATATTCTGTGTAAATCCAATTATAATCTAATTCGTTTTCAATATAATAATTTTGTTTTTTATTACATGTAATTGATTTTGGATACTGTCTTCCAATCCAAATAGAATATTTTATAATTTTTTTTTTCATTTATACTTACTTGAATAAGGTCAGAATTATTTTTAACTCTTCCTTCATAATTATGTAAATTTGGAAAATAATAGTTATATCTTAACTCATTATTAAATTTTTCAATATAACCTAGATTGAATGTAATAAAATTAAGTAAATTATATCTATAATCTGTTTTTGGAATTATAGAAATAATTTCTCCTTTTCTGATAATAAAACGTTCATCATATAAAAGAATATATTTTATTATTTCAAGTGGTAATTTACAAAATATAAATTTCATTATAACAAAATATATTATTTCTTTAAGTTATTTTTAGTTACGTACATTTAAGTATAAAATTTAAAAAAATTGAAATACTTTCTGTCAGTGTGTGTATATGTATAACATACATATACATATTACTCTTTTAAGAGACCGAGAGATTTAAAAAGCGCACGCAAAATATAAGAGAAATGACCGTGATAATCAGAGATAGTTTTATGCAGAGAGTCAACGGTCTTCCAGAGTCATTAGTTACTTTGATAGGTGAGTTTCTGCCCGAAAAAGTTGTTTTTGAGATAAAAATACGTGAGTTGGAGTCCAAGGTAAAAATCAAGAAATTACTGTCTAGGTGTAGTAGCTCTTTGAAAACAGTGTTTCTTATTAATATTACGACCAGTAGAGAGTTTTTGTCACTGCTTTCTTTAGAAGACGCTCAAAAAGAAGTTACTCCGGGTCAGCCACATTTTATACATGGTACTACTTCAGGAAAAATTGCCGAGGAGAAAATTTTACAGATAATAGATGTGGCTAAAGCATCAAATCCAAAATTTGGGTATGAAATTTTGAATAAATTCCGGATTTTGATAAAACCAACAAAAAAATACAGCAGCAATATTCACATGGGAATCGCATATTCTAAGACGCTGACAATGGAGGATGTTCTTGCTGTTCATACATAGTAACTCAAAAATCTGCTATATAATTTAACACATATACTTATATGCCTTACACACTATATGTAACCTGTAAAATTTAATATATAATTTTAACGAATATGGACCACTTGGTCTTTTTTCATGACTCAATTAATAACACAAAATTAATTACGAAAAAATAAAACACAGAAAATTTAGTGAAGTGAAAAAATGACCAAAATAGCCATTTTTCTTTTTATTTAATTTGATTTACAATTTAAATACATGTAATATTATGAAGCATATAATTATAAAGTGTAGTAATATAATCTGTTTAACTTACTCGTCGTCCTCCTCTTCGTAATCGTCGTTGTCTGAAACGTCTGATTCAACACTCGCAACTGATGATTCGCTTGAAATAGAACCAGATGCATCTTCAGGAACACCAAGGACAACTGCATTCTCCATTAGATGTTGAGTACGTGCTCTGAGCGCTTCAGTATCAATATTGCGTTGGTGGCCTGCTGACAATGCTTCAAATATTTCCTTCTTACGATCATTTAATTGGATTTCTTTGGCGAACCATAACCAAATCGCACATGAACGATTGATTGCAGCAGTACCTACTTGTGCAGTATAGTATTCAGGGCGAAGTCTCCAGTATAGCCAAATTCCAAGGATTCCACTAAGTTTTAAGTAGCATTTCTTGGGTTTGGTAATATGAGCGTTTCTGAGAGCCCTTTTGACAGTAGCAAAGTAGAGTTTGAAGATAGAATAAACTAGATCTTTTTGTTCTGCTGTAACAGGATCGTACAAAGCATGTCCAATGCGATCAAATGAAGTGCGGATACAGTCAACAGAATTAGTCAGAATGGAAACCACAGCACCTACAATATCCCCAAGTTCCACTCGTGTTTTGGCTGTCACATTTAAGCGAGTCAAACTTCTGAAGTTCTCACTTAATTGAGGATGACGCACAAGTTCGCCTAGGATGAAAGAAATCACTGGCGATTCACGACGATTGAAGAACTTGTCGTTATCAGACAAGGGCTTTCCGCAGTTAAGGCGTTCAAATATATCGGCAACTTGATCAGGTGTAGGGTTTTCAATGACTTCGCAGGTAATTTTATAACTCAAAAACATGCGTTTTTCTTCAGCAGCAAGTTCATTGAAGTATTTAGAGATAACATGCCCGTCTCCATCTACTTCTTCCTTATTTTCCCATTTGAACTCGCCGAGCATGAATTTTTGAAGAGTCATCAATCTCTGCTGACCATCTTGAATATACCAAACAACCTTATTGTCAATTATATGAGAAGTGAAAACCATAAGCGGTAGGGGGCAGTTTTCCATAACTGAATCCACGAGAGGAGATTTACGAGATTCGGGCCACACGTAAAATCTTTGATGTTCTGGTATACGCAGTTTGGCTTGCGTTGTACCATTGTGCTCTCTATTTGGTTGGAAATAGTTGAATGTTGTATCAGGATTCTCACCTATAAGTTCGGCAACAGTGCGAGTAATAGTATCTCTGGATAAACGTGGCATTTTATTATAGATATTCGTTTGCGTAATTTAAAGGGTACTTTTAAAGTTTTCTTAGTGGTAAGTATACCTTCTTCACTATTAATCAAAAGTAATTCAATTTTTTTTATTTTTCACATAAATTACGTGTAACTAAAAATAAGTAAAATAATTACTTTGCATTTTATCGTTGGTGATAAGTAGATTGTTAGTAAAAATAGTACTCATAAAACTTTGTTTTAACCCTTTTACTCTAATTAACCCTTTTCCTCCATTTAACCCTTTGATCCAAATTAACCCTTTATTCTGTATTTCATAATAGAAATCTATGGGGTATGCGGGGTGTCCCCGCAAAAGAAAAAAATTTTTAGTAATGCGTGTTTAATGTAAAAAAAAAAAAAAAA